TTTTCTTAAAAATATACACAAATTGTTCTTTGTCTTTGCTCAATGCGTACATTGCTTTCGCAGAAAAACCGCATCGTAATATAGTTTGTTCAATGGCCTTTATATCTTCCATGTATAATGTACGTTCATTTTGTCGCGTTTGATAAGTCGACATATCTGTAAAACTCTCTTTCACAATAACGCGATTATCCGGCATAAAATTTGTTTCCTGGTTATAATGAATATCGTCACTAATAACATTACATTTTGTAATTCGTTCATCAACATATTCTTGTGGATTAGTATTATAATTCGCAACTTCAACTAATGGATTGTATTTCTTCTTATTTACTAAATGTATAACTAAATAACCACTAGGTTTTAACCAATAATAACAATTGCCCAATAATTGTGGTTTATCATAAATACTATAAATCATAAAATCACGCATGAAAATACAGTCAAACACATTTTTATCAAATATTTGGTTATTCAAGGCATCTCCTTTGTGAATTACTAAATCATCATACTTCTCTTTGGTTTTTTCGATCATAGCATCGGAATATTCAAGACCATGAGCGTTATATTTATTATCCAATAGTTTCAAGAAATCGCCGGTTTTGCTCCCTATATCCAATACTGTTGCGTTATCTTTTAATGGGAGTTTTTCCATCATCTGGGAATATTCTTTGTTCAAATACTTACTTGGTTGATATATATTATCATAAACACTAACATAAAAATCATCGTATATATCTTCATTGACTTTTAATGAAAACATCCCATCTTGAGTAAATCCTTGATGTTCTTTTTGAAACCATTTTTTCATGATCAATAACAATAATAATAGAATTATTATGATTATATATGCGTACATGTATATATACATTATACATTATTTTACATGTAAACTTACAAATTACGTAACTGTGTGCGTGTGTGATTGTGTAACAATTCTTTGCCAACATTTTGATGTGTAACATGATGTTGTGCCGATGTTTTATATTTATCTTTGATAAACAATCCGGGGTGTGGTTGTACTACGTCTTTTCCTTTGGGTACATTAACCTTATACATATCACTATTTTTACTTGGAGTATATTTAAGTGGTAAATCACCTTTATGTAAAGGTACATTGAGACCACGCAATTCAGAGCTTGTATCAATATGCGTATTTGTCAGATTCACAGGTCCATTGTCTGTAACTGGGGCGAAATTTGTCTCAACATAATGTTCTAAATATTGTTTTTTCATACCACCATCTAAACGTCCATCCACAATTGGAAAAAGAACATATTTTGTTTGAACAGGCCTAACATTAATATTAGGTTTCAATGGTATATCTGGAAAAAATCGATTACTGATTTCACTATTCATTGTATCACGATCATCCTTTTTAATATAATAATTACTCAAAGCGTCCATATATAAAGAACATATATAAAAAATTGAAAGAGTTTTATACTATTATTAATAATAATATAAATGGCATCTATAGATGATGAATGGTCCCAATATTTGTTAAATGATGAGTTTGAAATCACTGCGGATCAGGATATTCAATCGACAAATGTACAGGAAGAAATACCAAAATGTGATGAGTTATATATATCGACAAAAACCAAGGTATTATTTTTAAATCAAGAAGTGGACATTAAAACGGTATTTTGGAACATTCCTATAATACCTTATAGCGAACCAAAAGAGGGCGTTATCAAAAAACAAATGAAGATCGTGTCTAAAACAGAAGAAGAGTACAATATAGTGAAAGAAAAACTGAGGGACCAATATTATTATACTGAAAATGTGATAAAACAAATAAATAATCCGGAAGCAAGACGTATAAAGTTCAAAGATGAGCGGAAAATAACCATTGGAATATCTAAAAAAGACATTATGAATTCCCGTGGGAAGGTGAAAAATGCGTTCTATAACTGTTTTGCGATTATAATCCGATTCATGTACGAGGATTCATTTCGCGAAATACATGTGAAAATATTTAATACCGGTAAATTGGAAATTCCCGGCATTTTGAACAAAGAAATGTTGATATTAATAAAGGGTAAAATACTGATTTTGTTATCTAGTATATTGCCAATTATTCCAGAATTTGTAGAAACGCACAATGAACATAACGTATTGATCAATTCCAACTTCAACTGCGGATTTTATATCAATCGAGATGTGTTATTTCATATATTGCGCAATACATATAATATTGAAAGTTCATATGATCCATGTAGTTATCCAGGAATTAAATGTAAATTCTATTTTAATAACGAAAAATCGATAAATAAAGATCAACAAAATGGAACAATTGACAAAGAAGATCGAAATATGAAGGTTTATGAACTAATCGAAAACAAAAAATACACGGAAGTATCCTTTATGATATTTCGCACCGGTAGCGTATTAATTATTGGTAATTGCTCCGAAGACGTATTGATTTTCATTTATGAATTTATTCGTGAAATATTACAAAGTTCTTATAAAACTATTGTTGTATTTGAGGAAAAAAATCAAACAAAAGTAAAACATACAAAGATTCGTAAGAAAATAATAAATAAAGTGGTATGATAGATATATATTTTGGAAATGTCAGAAGATATTTGTTCAATATGTTTAAGTGAATATGACGCTTCGGCAAATTACTGTATATTAACCTGTAAACACACGTTTCATTTTACTTGTATTGCGAATCATATTAAATATGGAATACAGAGGTCAAAATGTCCGATTTGTATAAACCAATTAATACCGACACAAAATACGCGCGTAGAATTTGATAAACTACATACATACGTACCAGAGAAGTTACGTGATATTTTACAGGAACACATTGATAGAGGTAAATCACTTTTTTACAATACTACGGTTTTTCTTTACAAATTCGGCGAAGAAGACGACGACTTTGCTCCTGTAATTAGGAACGAAGATGGAAATAAAGATATTGCGTATTTACCCGATGGATCCATTATGGGGCATTTTTCCTCTATATCACAAGAAGAATTGGAAATGATAAAATAATACACTTGTATATTGAAAAAGTATATTATTTACGTACTAATACGACGTAATTGAATCTTGTTGTCAACTAGATAAATGGAATTCTCAGTCATAATAATGTACTCTTCACCGACTTTGAAAATCTTGGCAATAGTACTTGTGTATTCTTCATCGCTTTTCACCAAAAGCTTTTCTTGTTTTTCATTTAATCCAATCAAAACCTCATTTTTCAAAGAATTGACCCAATAGTCCATCATAATAGGCTTGTCCTCAACAATAGCTAATTTTGTAGCATGCGTTAATGTATTCATACCAGGAAGGCGATAATCTTCTTGTTCGGCCATATAATTAAAAATTATAATTATACTTTAAATACTTAATTTTATAATATATTTTTTAATTGTTCTATAGTTTCTGCGCTTAAATTTTCAGGGAATTTTACCGAGAATTCTATTATTAGATTACCATTTTGTCCATTTCTTTGAAACCCCAACCCATTTATGGTTTTACGATGTCCGTGATTTATAATCATATGATTTTTTTCATTGTTCAGTAAATATTGTTTTTTATTTAAATGGACGAGATCAAAACAAAATCCACAAAGAGCTTCCTTCAAAGAAATGGTTTTATAATATACTAAATCGTTGTTTTCTCTTTGAAAAACATCGTGTTCTTGAACTACTATAGTGATCATTATATCACCAATTATGCGGTCATTTATTTTATTTCCTTGTTTTTCCACTGTGATCGTTTCGTGATTTTGAATCCCAGGTGGTATATGAACCGCCATTTTCGCACTTTCTGCGATTTTTTGATTGTGTATGATTGTCCATTTATCAATAGTAATATCTTTAGATACGCCAAAATACGATTCTTCGAAAGTTATATATATTTGTTTTTTAATACTTGGTGGTCTACTTATTTGATCAAAAATATCATTTAGGTTAGTTCCACTGAAAAAATGGATTTCTGGTTCCGTTGAATGACTGAAAGAACTTGCCATATTACCTAAACCTCCTAAGCCACCCATATTAAAAAAACTATTCATCATATTGTGCATATCCATAGGTATTCCGCCTTGTAATAACGAATTCTCCATATCATACATTCGCCGTTTATTTGCGTCTCCTAACGTTTCGTATGCTTCGTTGATTTTTCCCATCTCGGCAACCGCGTTTGGATCAGGATTACGATCCGGATGATTTTTCATGGATAATTGTCGATAAGCCTTTTTAATCTCATCTATTGAAGCATCTTTCGATACATTCAAAACTTCATAATAACTCATTGACTTTTCTATTTTTATATTTTTATATTAATTTCGCGCGTTATTATAAAAAATTGATTGACTTAATTAATAAAATAATTACTATATTAAAAACTACTTGTTATATATATTCATGAAATTTTGTAGTCAATGCGATAATATGCTTTACATAAAAATCAATGAAGAACAAAAGAATCAGTTGAATTATTATTGTCGAAGTTGCGGATATGAAGACACTACTCTCACTGAACAAGGGTTATGTGTACTAGATACACAAATTCAAAAACGAGAACAAAAGTTCAATCATATTGTCAATAAATATACCAAATTGGATCCCACGTTGCCTCGCGTATACAATATGAAATGTCCATGTGAAACGTGTAAAACAAATACTGAAAATACTGGAAACACTGAAATCATATACATGAGATATGATGATGATAATCTCAAATACATTTACATTTGTCCAACGTGTGATTATTATTGGACGTCATAATCGATTTATTTAGTAAAAAATTGATTGTTTAAAATGTATATAAATCTTTTTTATAGTTCACTATAATATAATGAGTAAAGAAGAAATTGAAGAAATCGAAATTGAATCTGAATCTGAAGTTGAAGATTCAGATGTCGAGTCTATTGGATCCGATATAGAATCTATGGCAATTAAGGGTGGGGAATTTGATGAAGAAGATGAAGAAGAAAAGGATGAAGACGAAGATGAAAATGACGATGAAAACATCGAAGAAAATGAAATAGAAGATAGTGACAATGAATCAACCGGATCCGATAATTTACATAATACCATTGTCGGAGGTGATGATTTCAGTGACGATGAAGATGAAGACGACGATTATTTACAGAAAATGGACAAAAAGATGAAACAAAATATTGTTGATGCTTATCATCATGAGTTGAAAATCCATAACTCCGATGAGATTGATGTAGCATGTACAGTTGCTAGAAATGAAGACGGATATATTGTGGATCCATTACATAAAACATTACCGTTTGTCACAGCATACGAAAAAGCTAGGGTTTTAGGCGAACGTGCGAAGCAAATCGAAGCTGGTGCTCATCCATTTGTGGAATTAGAAGAAAATGTTATTGATAGCTATTTGATAGCTTTACGTGAATATGAAGCAAAAAAAATACCATTTATTCTTCAGAGACCTTTACCTAATGGCGTTTCGGAATATTGGAAACTCAGTGATTTGGAATTAATTGAATAAATATATACTCTTTTTTATAATTTTATACATAATTATAAAAAAAAGCTCATTTAGTTTGGAACATACGCGTTCTTGATCCAGGACACACCACATGGAGGCGAGCTTTATTATGTCCCAATGCCCGTCGGCAACCCAGAAATAACTTCATATAACTTGACACTTAAGTCCTGAGTTATAATTCATTATTTCAGTTAAATATTGGAGAGGTAACCCAATACCACTACGCTAGGATTTTTTAAGCGCTATTCAGGATAAGTTTTGCTATCTATGACACGGCTTTCGTCATTTAGAGTCTCTTAAGGTTACCTCCCTACTAACCTTCTCCTTGTCACAAAGGTCGTAAGACCTGAACTCCTAGGCACCATCCTCGGGTGTTAATTCACCTCCGCCTTAGGATCGTAGGATGTCCATGTGTTATTTAGAACTTTCCTCATCATTCTAAAGTGGCCTAACACACACCCTTCCATTCCCAAAGATGTTAGTTGCCCCCACCAACCGCAACTAACCGTGAACTCCTTCTCCCATCACACTACTAATTGTGCCATGATTGCTTGCGCGTGTGAATTCAATCGAGTTCTCCGTAATTATATATGTGACCTCTTAGACCCTTATCTGATATAGGCGAGTATCATCATGGTGCTAATTAGAATGACTCCAGGTGCGTAACAATATACCTTCCCTTCTACATCATTTCTAAACCGCTTATTCATATAATCCCTTGGCAAGTTTATGCGTATATCATAACTCTCTCAAACGAAATCAATTTTTTCATTTTCCATATTTTATGCTATTTTGTAAACTCTTGAAGTACTACTATTTTATAATTTTGCCCGAAGTTTTGTAGGATACATAAAACATCTATATGAACAGTAACAATCACCCGTTTGTTCATAGTCCATTATTCTAGTTACTGAATATTTTGGGTGATAAATCAATTTATCTTCGAAATTTTCTTCTGGATTCCATTCGTTAAAGTAATCAGATAGTCGTATTGGTACCATGTAAATATTTTTCGTTTCGCCACAGTTTAAGCATTTCCATTTTGGTTTCATATACCGTATCTTTAATATTTATGAATGAATCAATTTTTAGATCAGTTTTTATAAAGTAATTATGCCATGTAATAAATAGGATGTGCCATATAATAGTTTTCTGGATACATACAACTATGATTTGTATAATAGCAATATTCATTCATTTTTTTCGAATAAATTCGCAATTCTTTGTTAATTTCAATATAAACTAGCAAATTTTCATTTATGATAAAATCCAACGGTGTTCCTGATACTTTTCCGCCCCGTGCCAAATCATATTTGATAAGGTCTCTTCTCAAAGAATGTAGTTTCAAAGACAGATCGTGAACATACATCATGATATGATAATGATAAACGCGCATTTGTTTTCGCAATTCCCATAAAATAACATATGGATCATTTTTATCTTCCTCACTAAGCTCAATGAAATTCTTTGATAACATATATTCGTCTATCGGACAGTGCATCTTCTGATTCATATGATTTTTGGTATAGATTTTGTCTATTTTCGTAATAATATAATCATGTTCTTTGAGTGTTTCTGCGTGCATACTTATTTGTTCCTTCTGTAAATACAACATAAATTGTAATACCTGTTCAAATATTTCATCACATTTGTGCGTGGAGTCCGCCAATATATCTGTGAAGTAATCGGTCAAATTTGATAAATCGCGATCATCGAAGTTGGCTATGTATTTGTATACAATATCACAATGTTTGGTGATCGTCGGTGAATACTCTAACCATTCATTTTTAGTATTGAAACCTTTATAAGAGAATATTTCACCCCAAAAGTTCAATTTATATTGAAAGAAATAAGACATAGTTGTATTTTATATTATATCATTCATAATACAAAAATATATTCAATTTTTTATGTGAAATAATTATATATGGTATTTAAAAGAAGAAGAACTCTCAAAGGTGGTACAAAAACAAATAGAAACCGTTCCAGATCTAGGTCTCGCTCTCGTTCTAGTTCTCGTTCCAGATCTAGGTCACGTCCCCCAAGACATCGTCCTTTAATTATATTATCTTCATTGTCCAAAGAAAAACTTCCAGACAATGAACTAATTACAATGTGGACAACATTTAATGATAAAAATCATGGATTAATAATAGAATCAAACGTACAAGTACCATTAAGTAAATTATACAAATCAAAAAACGGAATTGCTTCGTTGCCAATAGAGAAACTTAATTATGATAAAACATATGACACTACTATCGAAGAAGAGCGTAATGAACGTAATTTCATATATCATGCTTTATTAAATGCTCTTATTGAACGCGATTTAATTTTAGACAATGGTAGCGACAGTGATGGATATACAAGTGTATAAATCAAATTCCGTTTGTGTATTTATATTTTTTCGATTCTTCACTATTCATGAGAAAAAAATCACGTAAGTAATCGACGTTTAGAAAAGGCGAAGCATATTTAGTAGTAAGTTTCTCATGATGGATTAAATGATGGTTGGGTTCCACAAATAACGGAAACAGTCGGATGTTTTTCAATGGCCCACAATGTACCAGAGAATTCAAAAAAGAAATAATAGCAATGGCTAGTTGAAATGAAACGCCATTTGGTTTGAATATCATTGCTGCTATCAAAAAAGGAGCAACATACGCAATATTATATTCATGTATGGAAACCGCGTTACCATTTGAAGGTATTGGCTTTATAAATTTGTGATGAAATTTATGAATGAAAAATAAATTCTTGTTTTCGTGAAATATTTTGTGTAGCTTGTAAAAAATGATATTATGTGTTAGTACAATAGCCAGTGTTTTCATCAATTGAATATGTACTGATTTGTCATTTAATAGCACATTGTCTGCTATTATGTAATATAACGGAGATAATCCAATGAGATTTATGAAATTGGAAACAGTACTCTGAATATACAGTTTCGGATTTTTTTCAATAAGTTCTAATGTTTGTGCTCGACTTATTGTATGATCTAATATATTTGAAAATAAGTATGTGTAACTTCCTAAATGTAGGCCGGCAATATATGGTTTTATAATTTGCGACGTCAATATCATATATACTATAAGTAAAAAATTGATTTTATTTTTATACGTTTTACAGAATGTATAAATTTATTGTTGATAAATTATAAAGTAAGAATGTTCTTTATTATTACAACGTTATGTCAATGTCCAGAAGCAAAGACAATCGAACAAGCGGATTTTGAGTTTCAACTGATTATGGCATTAGTATACATCTCTTTCATTACTTTCATGTTCTATAATTTCGTGAAGGGTGTGGGCGAAGGATGTTTTCACGGCTCAAATATGGTATTTATGGCAAATGGAAAGCAGAAACGTTGTGACCAAATTGTCAAAGGTGATGTTGTGTTATTAGGAAACAACGAACCCGCCCGCGTGTGTTGTGTGGCAAAGATCTTGAACACTGCGTCTAACAATATCAATCTGTTGAAATTTCCATGTGGACTTATTATTACGGAATATCATCCCATAAAAATAAAAGATTGGTGGACTTTTCCCAAGAATATAGCCACTGCTATTCCATTTACGGATGATTTCGACGCAGTATATTCATTTTTATTAGAAAAAGATGATGGATCACAAGTAAAAAGCGGGTTGCTAATCCAAGGTATTGAATGCGCACCACTTGGCCATAATATTCAAGGTAATGTGATTGAACATGAGTTCTTCGGCAATTTCATTGCGGTGCGTGATGCTTTGATCGCCGTTAATCCTGAACAATACAATAACGGATTGGTGGAAATAACACATATGCAACGCGGTCCAGATGAACACGTTTGTGGTTTTGTTTATAATCCATAAGTCTAAATATCTTTATAAATAAATATAAAAAATTACAAACAATTATAGTACTAGATTATGAGTTATGTACTTTTTTTTGATGGTTGTGCAAAAGGTAACCCAGGTTTGGCTGGATCTGGTGCGGTGATTTACAAGGATGACAAAGAAATTTGGTCGAAGTCCGAGTTTTTGGATAAGCAGACCAATAATTATGCGGAATATTGTGGTTTGATATCAGGTCTGAAATGTGCAGTAGAAAAGGAAATAAAGTGTTTAACTGTAAAGGGTGATAGTTTATTAGTAATCAAACAAATGATTGGTGCTTACAAAGTAAAATCACCAAATTTAATAGAATTGTACAAAGAAGCCTCTGAATTGAAATCGAAATTCGAAACTATTGAGTTTCAACATGTTTACCGCGAAGATAATAAACGAGCTGATGAATTAGCAAACGAATTACTACAATAATTACGACAACTAATACAAAGAAAATAACTAGAAAAATAATAACGGATTCATCTAACAAACCTCTTATTGTGAGTTTCATATTTATATATTACATTTAATTATCTAATTGCTTGGCAAATAAATATTCTATTTCTTCATTACTTATAACTTTGTATTTCATAATGATACAATTGAAAAACCAGTATTCAAATGCGATTAAGAGACCGGCGTATAAAAGACTATGTATGACAAACATCGTGATTTTATTTTCTTTTTCTTCGATTTGTACTTCTGACGTTGTATTTGTTTGCGCATTGGTTTGAGTAGGGGTGTATTCTGCCATTTCCAAACATATATTTCGAACTGAGTCCATGGATCGCACACGCCGGACATTTTTCTTTTTCACGTAAAATTCAATGAATGTAATTGCAAATGTTATAGCTAATATTACAATGAATCCTAACATAGCATCTGAAAAAAGGTGATAGTTTGCCTTTTCACGTTTATCTTCACCGGCCTTTGCTCTAATTTGATAATAATCGATAAATGTTGTATTATAACTAGGTAATGAGCCATTGTACATGTCATAATTAATGGTCCTTTCCTCCATTTTTAATAAATGATTGATATTGTGAATAAACATTTGGGTTTCCATTTCGCCAATATAAAAAAAATAAAATAATATCTCAATGACTGCGATACCGCTTATATGAATAAATATTACGTACATTTATGTTATATACTGTATATATCATAAATATTTGATATTCTTATTATTTTTTTGTTGTTCTCAATTTTACTATTTGGCGCGTATGTGCGTTGTTCAGTTTCAGCAATTTATCAATATTTTTTTCGTTTATTACAATACAATTTCCCATAGGTCCCGTAAAATACTCATTTTCAATCTCTTCCAATAATCCGTTTTTTTTCAACTTATCAAACAAAGCACGATTGTTTTCTTCATTGACACATACATTCAATGATTCTGTATTATTATACATGTCGTAACCACCTAATTCAAAATCTTTGGAAAAATGCTTATTTATCTTTTGTATTAATGTATCACTGAAAACATTTCGATAATTAATTCGTTTTGTAGATGTATTAACCTTTGTATTATACTTTAAGTAAATACCATGTTTTATCTTTGAAATATTTAAATTCTGAAGAACTTTTACTAAATCACTATTTAAATGTTCAAATCTACCGATAAAATCAAACGGTATTGTTTCATCGGAATTCAGCATATGCTGTGTTTGTGGTATACATAAATGTGTGTATGCGAATCCAATTTTATCGATATTATAAAAATTATCTATGTCAAATACCATATTTTTCATATTACTTTGGAAACATTCCTTCAGTTCCCCATAATTATTGTTAATTCCTTTCTTAATATATTCATAACCAGAATAAAATCGCGAATATGGATTCCTTATAAACGTAAACTTATAATATGTTGACCATTTTTCAGCATCCATTCCCATTTTTTCATTAAACTCATCAGACGTTTGAATATACCTTAACATTCCTTGTTCTTTGATACAAATAAAACCTTGCCCGTTATCAGGTGATGGATTATCTCTATTAAATATATGGTGATCTTTTCTTGTGAAATAGTAGGTTTTGAAACCATAATATTTATTCAATATATTTTCGACATATAATCCACCATTTTTGGGTATGTGAAAAAAGATTGCTTTCATATCATGATTAATCGAACACATTAATATATTATATATATTAATATGATTTATTGAACTAAATATATAAACTTTGATTCGTTGCTACAAATTTCAATAACAGATTTTCAATAGTTGATAATTTATCATATGCTTCGCTTTTACATGTATTTATACATATTTTTGTTAATTCGCGTACTATACAATTTATTTTTAAAATGCCTTTACAAAAATCGCCTAGTCCAACTTCTAGTTCATGTAGTCGTGTTTGGATAAAATATTTACATTGTTGCTCATTTTCCAGATCACACCATTCCATCATAGGACCAATCATATCATAAATAATTTCATAATTCGCACCACTATTGAAATCGTATGTTTGTTCGGAACTTTCGATGGATTCTATAAATGATCCAATATGTGATAGTTTTTCCTTCAAAAATGAATCATTTGTATTTACGATACTTGTGCGATTTTCTTCATTTACACGAACATCACTAAATATAGACAAAAATCCTACTATTTGGTTCGGAGTGAAATCTGCGAAGAAATTCCACTCAACTAGTAACTCCGACATAACAACACAATTGACTTCGCTAATTTGTGAGCATATTTCCCCTTTTGTAGTTAAAGACGCATTATTTTCCATTTCGAACATACCGCGATCTGATAAAAAATTACAAACGTTACGAATTTTACATTTGATATAATCATTGTAATACTCAATCATTTGAGCACTTTCATCACAATCACGCTGAAGTGTTTGTAGTTTCATTATTTCTTCATAATCGCGAATTAAAAACCTATGAACATCTTTCATATTTGCGATTTTTCTATCCTTTTCCTTCCTCTGCTTTCCAGACATTTTTTTAATGATGCCGCAACTATCTTCGCGAATCAATTCCGCATATTCGTCTATAATCGAACGGTCGGTACGTAAATTATCACATACAGTTTTTTGTTTATCATATTGTTCTTTTGCTTTGTCTAAGCACGACTGTTCCTGAATGATCTGTTTTTGTAACTCACCATGTAACATACTACGTTGAACAAAATCCACGAAATCGACTTGTGTTGATTTTCCATTTTTTATCAAATTCAATATAATCGAAAATGAAATATAAAACTTGGATACCAATGTCTGAGGCTTGCCGCATAAAATATCCTTGTATTCATTACTGGAAGGAAGGTCAAACATATTATTACAATGTACAACGTGACCGTTTGTATCTAATCCGCGTCGTCCTGCTCTTCCGGCTGCCTGACTATATTCATGTGGTAACAAATATCGCATATTATGTCCATCAAATTTGGTTAGACTAGTAAATACCGCGGTTCGAATTGGACAATCCAATCCAATCGCAAATGATTCCGTGGCAAACAATAATTTCACTGCTCCTTTTGATATCATTTTTTCGACGATTTCGCGAAATACCGGGATCATACCACTGTGATGAATACCTATACCCTTTTCCAGTAATTTGGTTAGTTCATCATATTCAGGAAGACGCATATATTCTTCATAATTCGGCAACTTCCGCAATATTTTATCACATTCATCGCGCATTGTATATGGTATTTTACTGTCAAATTCCAAAATATTGGTTTGTATTGCTTTGGCATAGGTCTCTACCATTTTGCGCGAAAAAACAAACGCAATGGCTGGTAACATTTCTTGCTCTTTCAATTGAAAAGCCAGTTGGTTCAATACATGTGTTTTATTGACAAAAATATTATTACTATCATAGTGTTGTATAGTGCCTCGTAATTGATCATATCCTTCTTGATGATATTTTTCATCGCTTCCACGTAGTGTAATAAATTTATTTGTTTTATCTCTTATGTTTTTTTGTATTTCTTTGTCCTTAATGCGCTTGAAAACGCCTTCGTGTGTAGTCAAAAAACCATAATGTGTTAATGGCACAACACGATGATTTGTCGAGCATAATGTGACAGATTTGGTTTCATCGTCGCGTTCACACCATTTTGCGAATCTTTCCGGTGCGTCAATCGTTGCTGAAAGCATAACCATTTGAACATGCTTTGGTAACATTAATATAGCCTGTTCCCAATTTTGACCGCGTTCTGCGTCGTTAATATAGTGTACTTCGTCAAATACAACGCATGCTAATTCTTCATCAATATTTAATTGAAAATCATAGTTGTTCTGAATGCTTTCGTCAACATTTTCGACAGCAGTGTCGATATTTTCGTGAATAAATAAATAGTTTTTCAATATTTCAGTGGTCATAATTAATACTTGGGCATTAGCGTTAATCTTTATATCTCCTGTAAATATGCCAAAGCTAATATGGGGATATTTTTGCGTGAATTCGTAGTACTTTTGATTTGATAGTGCTTTAATAGGACTAGTATATACCACCTTTTTGCCTTGACTTGTAAAATGCTCTATTGCGAATTCAGCTGGTAATGTTTTACCCGAACCCGTATGCGCAGTTACCAAAGTATGATTTCCGTCCACTATGGATTGAATAGCGTATTTTTGAAAATCGGATAATGGAAAACTATATTTAGTAAAATAGTCGTCATAATCCGCATTTTCATATGGACTATCACAAATAATTACCATGTTCTGATAAAATATGTTTCATAAACTTTATATAGCTTACAAAAATGATTATACAAATATTATATATTCATATAATATAATGGAATATACATCCATGGAGATTTCAAATGATCACGCTGGTTTAAATAGCCACAATGTAACTCCTGAACATGAGCTTAAACCTAAAGAAGAAAAGGTTGTAGAACATGCCGATAAAGCTGCTGCTGACGAAAAAGAGGTAGAAGAACCAAAGAAAGATTTGGATAATATGAAAAAATGGAAATATACACTCATTACCACTGTTATTTTCTTAATCGTCGCTAATCCTTATACATACATGTTTGTAAATATGTGCGTCAAGAGCATTTTCGGTAAACGTATTGTCATTGCTAGCGCTACTGGATGCCCCACTATAATCGGGTTATTACTTCACACCGTAGTTTTCACACTACTATTGCGATGGGTAATGGACTGGAAATTATAAATCATATATTTTTGTAGATCATTTGTATTTCACTTATAAAATAGTCTAATAATATTGTGTTACCTATATCATTATGACTTATATTTTTCGCTACTTGTATAATATTATCCAATAAATATTTTTCATCTTTGAACAAATAATTCATATATTCGATTATAAATGTCTTTTTGTCCATATTATACTGTACAGTTTTTTCACATATATGTCTTTTAATATCATCATATGTATTATTCGCTAAAAACAAAGTATGAATCTCGTGGTATACACTGTCATTTATAATGTGTTTCTCCCAGCTTGAAAAATCAATATTTTGGTTCAATTGAATGAAATTAATAATACTACGTATGTCTGAACCATACATCTTTTGAATACATTGTATGGTATTTCTTTGTATTCCTAGTCCTTCATTATTTGCGATATTTTGAATAAAATCATGTATATTGTCTTCTGGTAATTGATTGAATCGTATTGTTAAAAATTCATTTTGTAGCGAATCATCTACTTTACATATATAGTTACATATTAAACAAAACCGAACATTGTTTTCACATGTTTGTAGTAAATATTTCAATGCTTGTTGCGCACTTTTTGTCATATAATCCACTTCGTCCAATATAACGAACTTTAGTCCCTTTTGAAAAAAATTCGAACTTTTGACAAAAGGTTGTATTTGATTGCGTATAATATCTATACCTCGGTCATCCGAAGCATTCAAATGTATTACCAATGAATTATCGATTTTGTAATGTTTATCCTGATAACTATTAATCAAGTTAATAATACTTGTGGTTTTTCCTGTTCCTGGCGGTCCGTAAAAAAGTAGATTTGGAAAATATTGTTTTTCTAATATATTTTTGAATATTTCTTTGTTGAAGTCATCTAATATTATATTTTCGAATTTTTTAGGTCTGTATTTCTCGACCCAGGGTGTATTATCCATTATTTCGTATGGTTATAATATACTGTTTTTTTCATATGATTTTATTTGTTCTTTGTAATTATATGAAAAATTGATTGTGAAATAATCATAACTATAGTTATTACAAACCCTCACTATAATATGGAGCTTCGCAGTAGAACTTTACCTGTAGTAAACAATGATTCGTTACCCATGCCTAAACGAAGTAAGAAACATATTGATTTAGAACTAGAACCTTACATTGCGGTTGTTAAGGATCCTCTTATAAACATAAATAAAATCGATCCAAATCGTATCAAAGAAATAGTATATTGTCATTGGAATAATACTATCGTCTCTTCTTATTTATGTTATAAATATCCAGCGACTGAACATGGTTACAAAAAAACGCGGGGGATTATAGAAGAGGCTATTAATAAAAAATGTAGTAAAATAGAAATCAGTTCATTTAATGCAGCATGTGACATGGCATCATATGGTTATAAAGTGGAATATTGTCAGTATATTCAGCGTTTTATAAATGGTGATCGCGAGGATTTGGAGGATTTAGCCGATGTTTGTAACATTGAATATTACTTTTACAGTGATAAAGATCATTTTCATGAGTCAAATGAATATCTTATAATTTGTACTTACGATTGATAAATACTAAAAAAATTGAATGAGTTAAAGATATTGTATTTTTTTATATATAAACTACAATGGTTGGTTATTTAGATATTACTGTCGGTCCTATGTTTTCTGGTAAAACTAAGAAACTGATTCGCACTTATCGCAATTACGAAGAGAAAAATCTAGTAGCTATTAACCATAGTCTAGATACTCGTTATATGGATAATGCGATTTGCTCTCACGATCTCGACTTCATTCCATGTATTATGATAAATGATATATATGATGTATGGTATAACAAAGATCATGTATATCATGATATGTTGGAAAGATCTAGTCATATTTTCATAAATGAGGCCCAGTTTTTCGACCGTCTTTGTGAAGTTGTAGTAAGTATGTTGAAATGTGGGAAAAAAGTATTTGTATATGGTTTGGATGGTGACTTCCAGCAAAATAAATTTGGGGAAATATTGGATTTGATTCCTCATTGTGATACAATAGAAAAATTGCGCGGGTTTTGTAATAATTGCGACAATAGGTCAATTTACACAAAACGACTGGAAGAAAATGATAAACAAGTGGTTATTGGTAATGATAACTATGCGCCTAGATGTAGACGTTGTAATTATGTGGACGTTAATATTATGGAAATCGCTCCCGTTGATTAAATCAACCTTTAAGAAAGGTTGAGCCAAAAACAACCTTTAAGAAAGGTTGTACCAAAGGGGATTTACGGGGGAATATCCACCGTGGGTGTTGAAGGGGGGGAGTATCACCCGTAAAAAAGGACTTTTTAAAATAATATAAAATTTAACATATTATTTTTTTTATATGTCTACGACTGAAAAACCAAAACGTGGGAGAAAAAAGAAATCTGATCTAGATAAGGCAAATATAACAATCGAAATAAAGGAGCCAAAAGTACCTCAAAAACGCGGACGTAAGCCAAAAGGAGGAAAGATAATTACCAAGACCGAAATAGAAAACATTGAAAAGGTAGCAGATACACATACTATACTACATTTAAAGTGCTCTTTATCAGATATTAAAGATCAAACTAATGATTTGAATGTAGATTCATTAACATATAATCCTGATATTCCACCTGAAATAGAAAGTTACAGTCAAAATCAAAATTTTTCATTTTATGAAGATCAAAATAAAACTAATAAAGACGATGTTGCTTATAAGACCGAAAGTGTATCTACATATGTTTGTAGTAAATGTAATAATACAAATAAAGATGAAGATGTTAACATGAAGGATATTCAAAATAAAATAAAATCGCTAAAAATCAATCTTTATAAAGATGAATTGCATGACAAGAAATCGGCTTGTTTTTGGTGTACTTATGATTATGATAATTTACCATTTTATATACCTAGGTATAGCGATGAAGAGAAAGTACATGGATATGGATCATTTTGTCGTCCTGAATGTGCTGCAGCATATTTAATGAATGAAAATATCGACGATTCCACGAAATTTGAACGTTATAACCTGTTAAACAGCATATATAGTAAAGTGTATGATTATAAAAAGAATATCAAACCCGCGCCGAATCCATACTACACTTTAGATAAATTTTACGGAAACCTTAGTATACAAGAATATAGACGTTTATTAAATTCCGAACATTTATTGTTAATTATTGAAAAACCAATGACTCGAATATTACCTGAATTATTTGAAGACAATGATAAATTTACAGCTAATATTTATGGAAATAATACTGGAAGTGTTTATAAAGTGAAGAAACAAAGTGAAAAGAAACCTGATGTCAAAAAAAGTACAATTATACAAGATACATTCAATATATCATAATATATTTAGCATTTTTATGTTATATAAATATATATGGCAAATACCCGTAAAAATCGTAGAGGAGGTGCTAAGGATGACGAAACAGAAAAACCCGAAAATGATAATGAAAATGATAATGAGGTTGATAAAAATGTAGCAGATGCTTATGAAGGAGAAGATACTGTCGAACCTTCTGAAAAAAAGGAAGATGAAAGTACCAGTACATCATCTTCAAATCCAATTGAATCATTTTTTAATTTCGGTGGTCCTTCTAAGAGTGGTGTAGAAGAAGTAGATAATTTTGTCGAATTAATCAATAAGATTGATTTGTCAAAGCTTGTAAAAGTAATGGAAAAAATGAAAAAGGAAAACGAAGAAGCAGGTTCAAATAAAACTGAAATGAAGGATGAACTAGACGAGAAAAATAAAGAGTTGATTGAAAAAAATAGTGAAATAGAAGGGTTACAAAAGGATGTAGAGGAGAAGGATCAAACCATCATGGATTTAACTACACAACTTGAAGAATTAAAATCTGGTTCTTCGGAAAAGGAACCTAGCACAATAGAGGAAAAATCGGACGATTCTGATACTTCTCAAAGCGATGAACAAATGGATGAATCTATGAAATCAGACGATTTATCACAAACGCCGGAAAATGCTTTATCGACAAATGATTCTGAAGAAAAAGATGATTCCGGTGAAAAAGATCCTTTTAAATTAAGTGATGATTCATTGCCTAGTGAAACAAGCGATAACAAAGATGAAAAGAAAGGCGGTAAGTCACATAAAAAAAAGAGACGATCAAAATCCAAAACACTTCGTAAAAGACGCAGACGTCGCCATTAAAAATACCATTTAACAAATAACATAAACGCATTTTTTATGTTATTATAATTCATTATGGATAAAACAAAATTATTGAAAACTAGTATATATACCAATTTATTCATTTTATTTTTATTTATATGTTGTTTCGCGATAAGCAACAAGGACCAATCCACTTATTTCAATGTTGGTTGGTCGAACAATTTTGTTTTTATATCTATGCCAATAAATACAGCATCCAAATATTTCGCATTTTGTGGTTTTATTGTAATTTCGAATGTTTCAGAAGTACTGATGGATAACATTGCCGGCCCATTGATACAATTTAGTACATATAATCCTTATAAACGCGAAGTCTCCGATTTTTCGAGATATGAATTGGAATTGTATTCAAATGCGGTAATATTTATTCAAATATCTAAAAAACTATTACAAATATTCATTATATTATCTCAAGTCGATATAGCGTTAATATCTTTATTATCATCACAATTATCTGCTTCTTACGCAATACATTATTTATTGAATCAAAAAGAATTCAGATCAAACAATGGCGCATACATTGAAATACCATCAGTACCCATAAATATATAATTCATGCTTTCATTTCCATTTTAATAGGATCGTGGTGAAAATACTTTTTTGTCCAAGTTATATCATTTATATTGTAATCATTTATATTTTCACGTTTATTAATCTGAATTTTGGGGAATTCATATGGACATCGAAGTGATTGGAATTTCAACATATCAATGTGTTCTTCGTAAATATGAGCATTGCCGATAAAATGTACGAATTCGTCTGCTTCCAAGTCGCAATGTTTGGCTAAAATATGTGTGAATAACGAATACGACGCAATGTTGAAAGGAACACCAAGACCTACATCACCACTTCTTTGATATAACGCACAACTCAAATATTTATTTTCGCGTACATGAAATTGCGCCAATACATGACAAGGCGGTAATGCCATTTGATCGATTTGCTGGGGATTCCAAGCGGTTAAAATATGTCTACGTGAATTACGCGTTTCAGGATTTTTCAGATCATTAATAATACGTTGTAATTGATCAATTCCTTTGTTATTATAATTCGGATATCTTCCATCATATGACGCATTGAAGTGACGCCATTGGAAACCATATATAGGACCCAGATCATCTTCTTTATTATTATATAGACCGCGGCTATCTAAGAATTCCCTTGAAGCATTGGCATTCCATATTTTTACATTTTTCATTTTCAATTCTTCGTTATCCGTCGAACCACGAATAAACCAAAACAATTCTTCGAAACATGGTCGATATGCCATTTTTTTCGTAGTTAATAAAGGAAGTGTACCATCTTGTAGTGAAAAACGCATATTTACACCAAACTTAACAATAGTATTACCATTCCGACCTTGTTCTTTGGTACCATTTTCAATAATATCTCCTATTAATTGTAAGTATTGATACTCTTCATGAGAATCCATATGATTAATTAAAATATATATTTTTATATATTTTCAATGGTTTAAAGATAAAAATGTTTATTTATACATGAGCTCAAATTTCATATATAAATATAAACCATATTGTATTGACCAAACGCATGTAGATGCCAATATAAAAGAACTACTCAATACTTTCATTAAAAATAATATGTTAAATATTATAATCTACGGTCCATCTAATTCCGGTAAAACCACGTTGATAGACGCCATATGTAGAGATTATTTTGAAATACCACCACATAACCCATTACCATACAAAAATATATTATATATTAATATTCTGAAAGAACAGGGTATCAGTTATTATAGATCGGAAATGAAAACCTTTTGTAAATCCGCTTCTTCCATTCCAAATAAAAAAAAGATTGTATATATAGACGATCTCGACACCATTAATGATCAATATCAACAAATATTTAGGACATATATCGATAAATATGGGAAAAATGTAAAATTTATTTGTAGTTGTAGTGTAATACAAAAAATCGTTATATCACTACAATCGCGACTAACTACTATAAAAATAAACGGATTCAATTATGATGTTAATAATAACATTATTTCCAATATTATTAAAACGGAAAACATAGCTATTGACGACGAATGTAAAGACTATTTGTTACGTACATCCAATAATTGTATACGTACTATTATCAATAATTTGGAAAAGATTTACTTGTATAATAAAGAAGTAAATATAGATACTTGTAAAAAACTATGTTTCCACATTTGTATCCAACACTTCGATCGATATATATCACATTTAAAGACTAATAGTGTAACAGAAGCGCAAAATATGTTTTACTTTTTGTATAATTTAGGATATTCAGTAATAGATATATTAGAAATGTTTCTCAAATACATTAAGATCTCAACACTATTAACGGAAACACAAATATATGAATCGATTATATTGATATCAAAATACATTGTAACCTTAAATAAGGTACATGAAAATAAAATAGAATTAGTTTTTTTTACAAATGATATGAAAAATACATTATATTTGTAAATATTATATTGAATTACTATAATATGAAATCGCAAATTTTCAAGGTTCATTTACCTATTAATATTTTATTTCATTTACTCGATAAGATATGTGAAAAAAATGAGGATTTTTATTTTGTGGACCATGCTTGTTATAAAAAAATGCTATTTCACAAATATCACGAAGAGTTTTTAGACATAATATTGGATTTTTATCATGAATCAAAACGATTTTATGTTGAACGTGAGTTTACATATAATTCATTTATCAATATAATACGTCAAATATGTAAACATAATAAAATCGCTTATACCAGCAATATAAAATATAACGAATCCAATTATTTCATTAATTACTATATTTATCATAATAGCTAAATAAATATTATACATTTATATAATATATATGTTCGATAATAAGGTACTCTTATCAATAAGTTTAATATTGTTAGCCACCTTTGTAGGATCAAAATATAGTGAATACATGAGTAACAATAATGATTATGATATGATAAAAATGTATTTACTCAATGATTCGCCATTATATGGTTCGAATAAACCGAAAATTTGGATTCATACGAAATATGAAATGAATGCGCGCACATGGTTGGATTTTCATTCACGTAATAGCAATCATTTGAATCAACCATATATCGAACTTACAGTCGGATCCATTATTAACTTTTGTTCAAATGATTTCCATATTTGTCTCATCGACGATAAATCATTTAGTAAATTAATTCCTGGTTGGGATGTTGATATTTATTCCATGGCCGAACCTACTAAAACATATATTCGTAATCTGGCTTTATTGAAGCTGTTGAACATTTACGGCGGGATGATTGTTCCTGACACTTTTCTATGTACAAAGAATATGAAACAATTGTATCAAGATAGCGTTGCGGATAAGTTGCCTTTTGTATGTGAAAAGGTAAATCGTACTACCAATATGCAAAACAAACCAAGATTGACACTCATCCCCGACATGTATTTTATGGGTTCTTTGAAACGTAATCCTACACTTGAATTATTGATTGAAAAATACGAAAAATTGGTGTCGAATACATATTACACAGATCAGTTGAAATTCGATGGTGCTATGAATGACTTTTTAGTAAAGAATGTAGAAAGCGGTAGAATAAATCTAATCGACGGAAGACAAATCGGTATTAGAAATAAAGAAAAAGTACTATATATTGAGGACTTAGTTGGTGAACAATCTCTAAACCTTTCCAATGACTGTTATGGTATTTATATCCCCGGAGATGAATTTTTGAAACGTACTAAATATCAATGGTTCTCCGTTTTACCATTGAACGAATTAGTGAATTCCAAAATGGCGATTTCCAGTTATTTTAATATTTCTATGATAGACGCATCCATTGAAAAACAATACAATATGTCAACACTCATTTAACTACTTTGTTTCAAATATATATTTCAATACATATTTGAATATTTATTTGTGTAATGCTTTCATCTTCTCTTCACATTTCTTTAAAAAGGCTTTGTCATATGACTTATTGAAAACATTTATACACTTTTTGTTTTTCTTACACAACGTTTTACACGTTGTATTTCGAATTTTTTGTACCGATTTGGATTTAAGTAATTTTTTACAATCAGGCTTGTTGCCACCTTTACTACCTTTTCTTGATTTACGCATTTTTCTTGTACTACGTCTTTTTCCACCGCCACATGTTGGCACATTTCCTGAACTATTCAATTGGGGAGGAAATAATCCATTTGATGGCTGAATCTCCATTATATATTATAACAATAAAAAATAATAATTATAATTATCGCCTAATTAATATTTATTATTGGTTAATTGTGAAATATGTACGATTTTTGCGTTACGTATTATTTTTTTTGGCACCCATTTCTTAAATTTAAAATGAAATACACATTCCATAGCAATTTGTTTATTTAAATCTACATATTTGTCTTCATTAATATTTTGGAAATCGTCTTCATCGTCACTTTCTTCAATGTAATCTAAATTCTTGTTTTCTTTGATAGTTCTAAATATATTATTCATAAATACACTTGTCTTATAATCGGGTATATAAGCAATGTTATAATAAATTTTCGACCCGCCTTTTCCGTATACGTAAAGATGATAAATATCAAATTGTATATCAGCACTCACTAAAAACACAGTAGTCTGTTTGTATTGAGGCTTCTTGAAATCCGGACGTATAGGTATAAATAATGGTCTGTGAATTTTACTTTCTTGCTTCGTTTTGTCCTTTATTAACGGATCGTTCAAAAATGGACATATCTTATCTAAACAACGATATTGGTAATGATGAACTGGATATATGAGTTCTATATTATGTGTTTTACCGTTAAATTCCTTCATCACAGGTATCATGAATTTCATTTTTTCATAACCCATTTCTTCATTTTTATCTAAGAATTCTTTAATGTATACCAATTTCTTACTTGTTGTTAATTTCAAATGAAATCCCTTGTAATAATGTATATCTTCTATGACAAAGAGATTGTATTCTGCGAGAAATACTCCGTAAAATAGTGATCCAATACTCAATGTTTCATCGAATTCTATCGAAAGCGTCTGTATATTACACGGCTTTTTTTCTTTATTTAGCTCCATGAGAAGACAAACATTCTGATCCTCTAAAAACGTATACCATAATAAATATTTTTTACCATTAGGAATTGCCAACTGAACATCGTAATTTTCGGGAACCTTGTTATGTAGCACTGATTCATAAGAAAGTTCAAAATATGGCATACGTGATTTAAGACGCTCTGCCACATGAATGTTTAATATATGTGTATTGAGTGACGTATTCATTGTGGTAATATATACCCTTGTGTTTATGTAGTTTTAATATTTCAATTTTTTCATATTTCACTTAATGCGTGTTGTAGTAATTCATCTTCTATAGACGGTTCATTTATTGGAATTTCTTGAATAATGGGCGGCTCAACAACTTTATCATATTTATTATCACTATTACCACTATTATTTTTATTCAATGTATTTATTATGTTTTTGTATTTCTGTGTTTGTATTCCCACTATATCCTTTGTTATAGGTGTAGTATATGTTTTTATTAAATAATTATAAAAATAATGGAAAAACATAATTATACAAAGAGAAAAAAATATAATCTGAATAGTTTCGTACATAATATACTTTAAAGAAGACAAAGTATTAAATATATTTTTACGAAAATATATAAAAAGCTAGACCTTATTATTTCAATGCCTTCTATTGTACTGGTAAATAAAAATGGTGATTTAAAACAAAGTGACCTAAAGGAATTTACACTCGAAAGTATATGTAAAAAATCCGGATCAAAAGACGTGAAAAATTTCAAACATCTACATACATGGAAAGTATGTTTAGGAAATGATTTTAATATTGAGCTTTATGGTAAAATAAAAGGACGTGCCGGCCAAGAAAATAAATATGAAATGCCTCCACCTTTTGATACTACACTTCTTTTCGGCACATGTGTTTTAATCAATGAAAATGGCGATTTGACATTACAAGAATGGGAGAAAATCTACGACCATTTATACGGCGGTTTTGAAGACATTGGAAGTGAAGATAGTGAAGAGGAAGAAGATGACGAAAGTGTTGAATATGAAACAACAAAAAGTGGATATAAAAAAGACGGATTCGTAGTCGATGATGGAGATGATGATCTATTTGAATATGAAGACGAATTAAGTGAAGAAGAATATTTATAAATACTCGGATGATTTATTTGTATATGTATATATATACATGTCTATCGAAGTTTTGAAAAGAAAAACACAGGCTAAATATAATAACAATAGTGTTGGATTTAGTAATTTCTCATTGGTAGGTTCGCATCGTAGTCAAGGTTGGGTTGGACAAACAAGCTTGTCACGCAGTTTACCAAAAACAGTTATGGTGGGTAATGTAGCAAAAGGATATGGTGGATGTTGCGGAAAATATGTTCGCGGACCGATTGTAAATAGTGCGGTAACGAGCGAAAATGACCCAAATGTTGTTAAAAAGGCTACTATGACCACTAGCGGTTTATTAAATACCAATTATTCTGAAATAATAGTTTCCGGGCCTAATTCGTGTATTACTTGGAAACCGGATTATAATACATCTACAGACAATTCGCAAAGTTCGTATATTTCTTCTTTAAAAGAAGAGGCCATACAATATGCTGATAGTAGCGCATGCGCAATTGAGCGTAATTATCCAAGCGAATGTTACTGTGAACCTCCCAAAAATGATACCAAGACGCTTAATACTATGAGTCAAAGTACATATTTAGATCAATTAAAATCCCAATGTTATGATACAAGTTACAATGTATTCTTTGTGCCAAACAACACGGTAAATAGTTTTACATTCTGTGGTTAAAAATTGATAATAATATAAAGCCTTCTCTATAGCTTTATATTATGGAGATAAACCCTAATACATTTCGCACGAACATTCGCAGTAAATTCGCCGATATTTTGGATGATAGTACAAAAAGCACCAATTTAGAAAAGGCAATATTTAATTATGCTCTACAAGAAGCATCTATGCGCAAAGAAGTGAAAAAATGGGAAAATCCGCGATTTGTTCAGCTTTATAATGATCGTTTATGGACGGTTTTTGTAAATCTGAAAAATCCACGCATATTGGAATCAATTAAAACCGATGAATTATTACCTCAAACATTCGTTTTTATGACACATCAGGAAATGAATCCAGAACATTGGAAAGAATTGCTGGATAAAAAGCGTATATTGGATGCGAATTCAGATACGACATTAGTGGCAAATACAGATATGTTTACATGTAGCAAATGTAAATCTACGAATTGTAATTATTATACCATGCAAACACGATCGGCGGATGAACCTGAAACTATATTTATTACATGTATTGACTGTGGAAAGCATTGGAAGCGTTAATTTAACTTACTACTGTGATATTACATTCGGGTGTATACATTAAAAGATTTTCTCCTCCCATGTATCCATGGTAATAACAATACACACTCATTTCTCCAAAACCACCTGTAACTGTAACAGTCATAGTATTGTAATAGAAATCATACATGATTCCATTTACTTCTTTGGTTAATTTAGCGTTTGCGTCACCTGTATAAGAAATTACATTCTCAAATCCTGCGTTTAATATTGCCATTGGGTGACTTGGTGATATATTTTCGAATGTATATGTACCATTGTATAATCCGAATTTTAAGTCTGGGTCGTAATATGTTAAACCGTTAAATACATACTTATTTCCATTATCATTTATGATATTGACAATAGATGGTTCAGTCAAACACATTACTTGTAATGGCTCTGGTTCTGGTTCTGGTTCTGGTTCTGGTTCCGGTTCTGGTTCTGGTTCCGGTTCTGGTTCTAATTCTGCTTCTTGTGCGGTAATACCATTATAAGTATCAGCTAATAAATAATCAACTGTATATCCAAGATCCTCTAAAAATCCTATTGTGATTCTACTCAATGGTAAAGGATCGGGTGCGGTATCTGTCCATCCTGTCATTAATTCTTTATCTAAACCTGGATAAAAAACACCATCAATTATTCTATCGTCAGTTGAGACACCTTCTTCGTGACCCTCCTCAGGATGAACATCTTCTGTACCCACACCGCCATCATTCTCAATTGGTATTAATGCTCCGGTTAAATCATATGTATCACCGAAATATCTTCTATATTCTCTAACCGCATTTTCACCTGTATAAAAAGGATTATTTGTTCCTTGATCGCTTATCATTTCATATATTGCTGTAGATGTACCCATATACCATAAAGGTCCAATACCCAATATATGGCCTACTTCATGTAATACAAGATAATATAAAGTGGAATTTCCGTCACTTCTTAATTCTTGTTTCATACCATCAATATAAGTACTATTTATTGTAAATGTACCACTTAGCGAAGCGTAATTATTCCAAACATCATTGTTAGAATCACCATCAATGAGTTCGGTAGATGTTATCATTGCGCTACCTAATACACCTACATCTAAATCTGATATATCAATAATTATATCAATCTTTTTATTTGTTGGGTGCTGAGTAATAATCGAATCCCATTTGTTGATGGCATCCGAAATTATTTGCTGATCTTCTTCTGTAACAGTGTATGTTTGTGATGTTGGAGCGATTGTCAAATTGAAGTGATTATATTCACTTGAAAATTGTTGTGGTTCTGGTTCTGGCTCAGGCTCCGGTTCTGGTTCTGGTTCTGGTTCTGGTGCTGGTTCTGGTTCTGGTGCTGGTTCTGGTTCTGGTGCTGGTTCTGGTTCAGGCTCAGGTTCGGGTTCAGGTGCTGGCTCTGGTTCTGGTGCTGGTTCAGGTTCTGGTGCTGGTTCAGGTTCTGGTGCTGGTTCAGGTTCTGGTGCTGGTTCAGGTTCAGGTTCAGGTTCAGGTAAATTATTATTGTCATTTGTTTGTGTATTTGTTATAATAATATCCCAATGATTTCCTTCTTCATTATATTGACTCAAATCTGTTGTTTTTATTTCGCTTCCATTACTACTTTCTAATGTTATACCGCTATAATTGTTATCAAAAACAGTAAGTGTTGGGTGTTCTTTAAGATAAAAAATCGACTCATTAGTAAGAGCTGAGATTTGATACCAATATCGTATATCTTTCCATAATAATAAATTCGATCTTTTAGGATCACGAGGTGGGTTCGCATTATCGTATATTGTATCCTCTAATGTACCATTTATAGAAAATAATTTGTTATCATCCGAATCAACATAAGAGAATTCAATCGTTTGTCCTCTATAATTATAATCAAGTGGAGCAAAGGTATAATGATTTATATCATGCGGTATTTTAGTCGTTACATCGTAATTATATTTGAATTTTATACTGAATCTTTCGACATCTGGTGAATAATCAAGATTTTCATGGTTTACATCAGATGGATGATTTACATATGAATTCATAGTCCAGGTGTTCGATACGTTTTTTTTGATATCGGTATAAGGCTGTCTATTTTCATATTTGAATAAAAAGTAATTATTACTAGGGATATCATCATTGTCGATTTTTTCAATGTTATCTGATTTATTAATAAAATCACGACGGTCCAGTTGTCTCCAAAATGGCATATCATCCACATGTACTAAAATATGTTCTCCTTCTTGAAAAGATCCTGTAATTGCCGGTAAAGCATACCATTCACCTGGTTGTAATACTTTGTCTATATAAATAAAATTAATATGGTACCCACTCATAGTGAGCCATGAAAAATTAGCATCTTCAATAGTTCCACTGTTTTTTTCAAATATAAAATTTCCATCAGCATCATACATGAGTATAGATAAACCATAATCACGATCCTTTTTTACATATAACGGTTTAATCTCTCCATCTATAAGCAAATCATATTTATCACCCGCTACAGCATATTGAATGATTGAGTCTTCTGAATCTATTTCATCAAATGTTACATGACTAAAACACAGAGATGTTTGATAATAGCCATCAGCAGGAGCATCTCCTACATTTTGAATAATTATTCTGAGTGATCCAGTTTCAGGGTCAAAACGTGATGCGGGATGAATTATAAGATCAGGTAAACCTTTATAATCTATAGCTGTTGTCTTATCAGATACTCTACCCATAGTTTTTATACTTGGGTTCTGTAATATTTTTTCTTTTTTTAATGTTCTATCATAAGGAATAGAACCATTTTTCATATTAGCTCTAGTAAGATTTAACGAAAATTTAGGATCTCTAAATAAACTAGTACTGCGCAAAAATTTTGTATTGTATTCATTGGTAAAGTTATACTCCGAATTACTATTTGACATAGTAATATATATATAATAATTAATATTAAAAATAGTGATAATATAATTCATATAAGGAATATGAAAGTATATTATTGTATATAACTAATCACAATGTTTAAACACGCATTTTTTTTCCAACATGGTCTAGGACAACGTAAAATGGGAGTAGAAAAATCTCCTAAAATATTAAGTAAATATTTTGTAAAACATATCGATAAACACTATGTAAAGAATCATGACAATATTATTCAAAATATGAAAGCACTGTATTTATCTAATAACTCCGTCGAAGGTAAGCGCATTAATATTGGCGGCGATCATTCTATGACAATTGCTACAGGCGCCTACTCGTTAAATAAGTATAATAATACGAAGTTCATATGGATCGATGCTCATGCAGATATGAATACACTTGAATCGTCTGAGACAGGAAATTTTCATGGTATGCCTCTTAGTTTTCTAACTGGTAATGCTAATATGTTTTTTTTTATTCATAATAAACTAAGATATGACAATCTATTATATATTGGTTTGCGCGATGCGGACGATTATGAAAAAAACGTAATCGATAAATATAAAATACCTGTAATAAAATCCGGTGCTTGTAATAATGATCTAAAAGATGTATGTGATACTTTACAAAGATTTTGCGGAAATTCTCCTGTTCATGTTTCATTTGATGTAGATAGTGTTGATCCCGTTTATATACCAAGTACTGGTACGACTGTACGCCAAGGGTTGAGAAAAACAACTGCTACTAATTTATTAAAATACATAAATGATAATTTAGATGTTATAAACATGGATGTTTGCGAATTGAATTTAGAAATAGGTTCAAAAACGCAACGAATTATTTCTTTGGAAAATACACTTACTATCTTAGAACCATTGAAAATAGTTGTTCCAAATAGATTTTAAACCCTTAAATATTTAAAATGTGACATTTTGAATATTTTTATATATATATTATATAATGTCTAGGCGTAGAGCACCATCTTCAAACACATCAACATTTATGATGTTAGATAAGTCTCCAATCGCATCTCAAAGAAGGATCGAAGCCAATAAAACTATGCGTAAATTATCTTCACAAAAGAAATCAGGTAAATCCGCTGAAGATAATATACAGGAAGAAATTAAATACATACATTTTTTTATAGATAAAATTAATTTTTTAAGAGATAAACTCATGAAATTACAAAACAAAAGGAGGAATAGTAAAACATTATCTATAAATAATCCTTCAATGAGCTTTTCGTCAACTGCTGAAATGAAAAAAATTAATGACGAGATCAAATATTTAAAAGAAGAGATAAAAACGTCTGAATCCAATATAAAAGCTTTAAGTAAGTATAAAACAACAACAAGTAACGAAATTAAAGAATTGAACAAAAGATTGAGTATTCAAAATTTATCAGTAGGTGGTCGAACAAGGCGAACGCGTAAGCGTAGAACCATGAAAAAGAGATTTTAACAAAAGAAATCGGGCATTAAATCCTTCTCTTTTATATCCTTGTTTACACGATATTGTTCCACATCAATATCCATTGATGCACATACTTCATCGTCTATGAAGTTTTTCCCGTTATTTATCTTTGGATCACTGTTAAAAATTATATATGCTGCGTCTCCCATAATCTGCGGCGTTCGCGATATATTGGACATCTCTTCCCCTCCTAGTATATTTCGCACAGGTGCCGTGTCAATGGTAGTTCGTGGCCACAGTGTATTCACGGCTACATTGGGAAATTCTTTGTTCCAAAACTTCGCCATCAATGACATATTAAATTTTGAAATACTGTAATAAAGATGATTAGTCCACCAATCGTCGGTATAAAGCATTTCTATAGGTGGTGAAATAATAATCATATGGCTCTTATCTTTTGCCATATGTTTGAAACATTCTTGACCGAACATGAACGTCCCGTTTATATTTACGCTACTCATGAGTTCGACTTCTTTTTCGGTTTGACGATTCGTGTTGTTTAAACATAATGCGCTTGCGTTCAATACCACTCCGTCAATGGATCCAAATATATCCACCGCTTCATATAATGAATACTTTATTTCATTTTTATTTCGTATATCACAGGCATATGGCAAACAATTCACCTGTTTTGTTTGATCGCATATTTGTTCGGCAGCTGTATAAATAGTATTTTCCAATTTTGGATGATGCTGTGTTGTTTTTCCAAATATTGATACTTTGGCACCGTTTAACGCTAGTGTTTCCGCAATACTATAACCAATACCACGAGTTCCACCACAAATTACATAATGTTTGTCTTTAATATTGATATGAGGCGCCAATGATTTATCTTTTTTAATCGACCGCAATACAAAAGCATAATTGTTTTTGATCGCCTTCATTACATTAGTTATAGTCAAGCTTTTATATAAATATTTAATATGAATTAAATGTTTATCTAATGAATAGTCTTCAGTTCAGTAATACTATTTTCCTTTGCTAACATGTGAATGATCTTAGGATAAAACGAATCCTTCTTTGATATAGCCGTGGAATTTTGTTGTATAGAAATACAGCGTTTGGAGAACTCAGAGTCTAAGTCATTGTAATCCGGATTGTTTTTTTTCCAATTTAATAAAGATTTCATGCTTTTGCGGGAAACTTCTTGTATAGCATTTTCCAATTTCTCATTGGAATGTTTCTTATCCCACACGTCTTCATCTTTGATATAAAGCGTTTCGCGTTTGACATCGGTACAATGAATTGGACGTTCTTGTAGCGTTAACTGGCGTAAATTATCCATTAATATCTTTGTCATTCCATTGACAAAACCCAATTGTGCGTTGTTCTCTAAATCATCATGACTTATTTCAATGCGGTCTATAAAGTCGGATAGATTAATTGCGTTTTTACACGTCTCATTCAAAAACATATTGATATTAAACTGATTGTTATGGTTTGTAGTATGACCCACTTTATGTATCATTTGCTCCATTAACTCGTCTTTTTTTCGCAATTCTTCATGTTGAATATTTAATTGCTCCATTAGTTCCTTACGCTGTGTTGTCATCTCCGTTTGTTGCTGTTGTAATTGATCCATTGCCCTAAATAACAATCCCTTATAGTCCGTTTCTTCATTTTGGACAATTATAGAGTTCATTGATGTACATTTCTTTTTATGAGCATATAGGCCTTGTCTATGAGAATATAATTTTCCACATTCACATTGATATGGTGCGGCGACTTTTGTGTAATCATTTGTAACTCTCTTATGTTTATCGGTTGACAAATGTTTAATGAAATCACTTTTCTTAAAGCATTTATAGTCACAGCTTGAACAATAAAAATTTTTGGCGATTTTTGGCGACTTTTGCGTCATTATATTAGAGTTACAAAAAAATCGCCGTTTTTTTCCGCGGATTTTTCTTACAGTCACATACCAAAAAAGTAATCCTTCCTTTTTCACCCGTATATGCTGTAAATGTCATTTTTCGAAAATTCTTATAAAATCCAAAAATATTTTTTTCATTTTTGGACATTTTTAAAAATGTCCATTTTTGAGAAAAAGTTCAACGAATCCCAAGGATTTTTTTCAAGGATTTTCAAATATTTCAATAAATGAATATTTTTTTCTAATAATTTAGTATATGGAACAATTAGTTTATGATATTAGAAAATATAAGGTGATTTTGGTATTAATAAGTATGTTATTGTTTAGTTTTATATACATGCTTGTTTCTGACGATGAATGGTATGGTATTAACAGAATGAAGGACATCGTTCGTGACGAAGTGGCAAGAGAGAAGGTGGAAGAAGAAGTGCAAGATACCGAAGAAATAGTGAACTTTCGCAACATTGAGGGATTTGATCACTATGACAAAATGTTTGAAAATGGTACAAAGAAATCCAATAATGAAACGGAATTGATCTCGGCAATAGATAAGGCAGAAGAAGAAGTAAACACGGAATCTATTGTAAAGACACCATTTGAGAATTACTTTAATCGTCTGTATTTCTCAATTGTTACTGGTTGTTTGTTGGGATATGGTGATATTTATCCTGAAAGCATTCGTTTAAAAGGACTCGTTACCGTACAAGCATTATTGACAATTATTATTATTGTCATGTAATTTGTGTCAAAACTAAAAAAATTGAAATGTTTTTTTATATTCTTTGTATATGTATAAAAATCCTCCGTTTATAGATTATATTTAAAACAATGGAAAACTGCGATAAGATTTGTGAAAATACTAAACTTCCTGCCAAATATGAGAAATTCATCGTGTTTAGCTATTGGCTATCTGAAAAAATGAAAACTGACGAGACAAATGACTTTGCGAAAATGACAAACATATTTAGTAATATGAATGATCAAATGGAATTCATCGATGGCTTTTTCGAAGACTACAAAAATGTGCAAAAGACGTATAAAAAAGAAGTGCGCGAACGAGCCAAGGAATCTAAACCCAAACCGCCACCCAAAGAGCCCAAGGAACAGAAAAAACGTGGCCGAAAGAAAAAGGAAGTGGTTGATAATAGATCAGAAGAAGAAAAACTAATGGATGAAATACTCGCGAAAGCACAAGAGGAGTAATACATCTACATATTTATCCATATATTGATCAATATAGTGGATTTATCACATTTGAATATATTTATGTTTATATTCAAATATTTTTTTACTCATTTTATAATAAATGAGTAAACCCGACGATATAAAAAAGGAAGAAAGTATAGATTTATTGAATGAAATAAAGAAATTGGAAAATAAGCGAGAGAAACTTAATGAAGGCATAGAAGAAATAGATGTTTTTTCTAACAAGTTGAAAGACAAGATCAATGAAGAAGACATAAACAATGAAACAAAAACATATAAAATCATTATCGAAAAAGAAAAAATGAAAAACGAAAATGAATTGAACATTTTGTCACAGCAAAATGAGAAGATGGAGAAATATTTGGAATTATTGTCGAAACAAAATGAACTAGAACTTAAATATATGGAACAATATTGTGAGTATAAATCACGAGTTGAAAAAATATGCGAAAAATATGCGCATATTAATTTTAATGAAATACCACAATTACGTGATTTATTTTACAAACAATTGAATGAATCTAATACCGGTAGTGTGTGTCCGAAAAATGTAAATAAACCGTTGGACAATATAGTAGATTCCGTTATATCACATACATCCGAAAAAACAGTAAACGTAGAACCTACTATACAAAGAAGACATACAATTTCTGAGGTTGTCAAGAATCCGGCAATAAATGAAAATAAAAATGATATAAGGCAAAGTGGATCACTTCATGATCAATTACGACATGTATTTCAAACTCAATTCAAACATTTAAGAGAAAGTGATGAGTAACAGACATCATGAAAGCATATAGATTATATAATAAATAACTAATTCACAGCATGATATACCGGAATGATCGTAATATTCATTATCCATACGGGTTTTATGATACTTAATAATTATATTTTTATCTATTTATATAGATATGAATAAAAAATTGAAGTCTTTTTTTATGTAATGAAAATTAGTATAATATCATTTATCATAATATGTCAATCACACGAGATACGAAAGTGAATAGATTACCCGCTAAATACAATCATTTGTTTATATTTGGCTATTGGTTGTTAAAGCAGCAACATCACAGTCCTTCCTTACGAAATACATATATGGACCAATTTTATTGCGAAGGTAATATTAATGAACAAATGAAGATATTTGATGAATTTTGGTCGAACCGCAAAGAAATCGAAAAACTTATGAAAGGTAAAAAGAGATCAGGTAGACCAAAGAAGTTAAAAAAGGAGGTTGTTTTTGATCACGGTGACGATTTATTAAGACAGTTGATCGAAGAAGCACAAAAGGAAATACAAGGAGGAATGAAAAGTCAACTTGAATCAAATGAACAATGTAATTTCCAAAAAAATTGATTTTATTTATTCATACGAATAACTATGTATAAACATCGCCGAGCAATAATGAATCTTACTGAAATATCTTCACTAGTCGAGACTTTCAAGAATTATATTCCAACTGGACCTGTAAAACCAATCACAATGAAGGCCGCTTTACGTATTCAAATTTATGTTAAAAATTTCCATAAAAATGGAGAAAGCCTCATCCAGAATCTGGCGGACTTTGATGAGTATTTCTATAACAGAGTTGGCAGAGAGTGGATCGATAATATTTCGTATTATACAGTGGATGCCAGCGAAGATAGCTTTTTGGAACTATTTCAGGATTTCAGATTTGCGGCACATCGAGCTATTTCCGAACATATCAAAAACGCTTAATATTTTCGTTAGAGTAAAACAGGTAAGTATCATACATTTTTTTACTTAATAAAAAATTGATTTTATTTTTTATCATTTCGGAATACATATAAACACATCGTATTATTATACAACAATGACTTCTTTTACTGAAACACACGAGAACTTTATGGGCGGTGAATCATATGAACTCTTTAACCCATTGCGTCGTTTAATGATGCCTCTTTTATCGGGGTTTCTTGGTCAACCGTCTTATTATATGCCAGAAAAACATAATGAACCTCCAAAGGATAATATGCGGATGTTTGATATATTAAAAGAGCACTTGGTATTGCCAAAGTATTTCGGCGTCAGTCGTCAAAAGGTCTTTTATGATGCGGTTAACGAAGCATTGGACTTTGATTTTGGCGAAACATTGAAATTGGCAGTAAGAGCCCGTAACGAATGGTTTATGCGGAAGTCACCTGCTCAACTTTTGGCGATAGCAGCATGTCATCCTAAGCGCATTAAATTCAATGAAGAACACCCGAAAGAATTTCGCAAAGTGGTTCTGGATTGCTGTCCATTACCTGGTGATATGATTTCTATCATGGATTCATGGAAAGCACTACATGGCAGCAAATCGAAGTTTCCTACTTTTATGAAACGCGCATTTGAAGATCGTTTGTGCGAAATTACTCCTTATCATTGTGGGAAGTATTCCAAAGCAGTAATTGATGCCACGCGTCTTTCACATCCTTCGAAAAAGGTTGTTAATAGCACGATTCTTGATCCACTTATGAAAAATGGTACTGTTGATCTTGATGATGAGGATACTACTTGGGAAAAGCATCGTTCACAAGGAAAGTCGTGGCCAGAAACATTCGAAGCAATGGGTCGCCGCTTGCCACATATGGCTGCTCTGCGAAATCTCCGTGGATTTGCCAGTAGTGATCCAGGCGAAGAGTTAATGCAAGAGTACTGTGATATGGTTTTATCTGGTGTCCATGGAGGTAAACAGTTTCCATTTCGCTACATTGCCGCACACAAAGCTATGAAACAGCAATTGGATAATTATATTGTTTTATCCAATGAACCTGAATCGGAACCTGAACTGGAACCTGAACTGGAACCTGAACCTGACTTTATTATGGAAGACGAACCAGAGAAAAAAACATCGAGAAAAAGGGAACGTAAGCCACCGGTTCCTGTTGATCCAAAGTACACTCCTATTATTATGGATTGTTTGGAGAAGTGTTTACAAGCATCTCTTGAGAACTTCCCCAAATTAGAAGGCAACGCAATGGTATTGTCTGATAATAGCGGCAGTGCATGGGGCTCTTTCACTTCGACTTATGGAAAAACAACAGTTGCTGATATAGGAAACCTGTCTGCTTTATTTACAGCTATGTGTTGTACAGGTCGTGGTGTTGTAGGTGTATTTGGCGATAAACTGATAGAGTATGAGGTTGATAAGACCCGATCCATTTTAGAACAGTACGAAGAAATTACCGAGCAAGGCAAAAATGTCGGTGGGTCAACTGAAAATGGTGTATGGGTATTCTTCAAAAACGCATTTGCTGAGCCAGAGAAATACAACTTCGATTACTGGTTCTGTTACTCGGATATGCAAGTTGGACATGGTGGTCTTTATGGTAATGACCCAGATATTAAAGCACAAGACTTTATGTGGGGTCCATTTACACACACTATGTATATTGATATCCACAAGTGCGTTGCCAAGTATCGCAAGGAGATTAATCCCAAACTCAATACATTCATGGTTCAGACCGCTGGATATATTGACACCATATTGCCAGAATCAACATATCGCGGAGCTATTTTATCAGGTTGGACAGGAAATGAAGTGGTTTATGCGCATGAGTTGACAAAGTTGTGGAGTGAGTTAGAGAAAATAGTTTAATAATAAAATATATTTATTATACATATGGCACAAAGAAGAAAATATTTAAAAAGGACATTTAGAAAGAAGAAAAATCGTTCAACTAAAAGAAAATGTAAAACATACAAAAGAAAAGCTAAGAGAACAATTGGTGGATTATTTGGTATATCTCATGGAGAGGGAACTAGAAGAATTACAGAAGCTAATAATATTGTAAATGATATAAATAGATTACATCTCATTCATTTCCATAAATATAAAAAAGGTGACATTAATTCTAAGGATATGAGTGATATGATTTTGAGTAAAGATAGACTACCTACTGAAGAAACTGATAAATATGAGGATATCGTAGCTATGAAAGAAAGAATACTAAATTTTTTGGAAGATGTACGATACTGTAGTCAATCTTCACTAAAAAACCTATTAAGTAACTGCGCGAAAAACACTCAAGTTGCTATAAGCATGATTTATATAGTATTATTACAAAGAAATATTTTTTCTAAAAAAATATTTAATGAAGATATAGCAACCGATTCAAGGGAAAACAAAGAAGTTGATTCTCGAGGAGAAATACAGAAAAAAATGGGTGAAATACAACCGAATCTTGAATTACAAAAGAGTTTTACGGGTGTAACAAATAGTGAACTATGGAATGGAGAGACTCAAATAATATACGATCCGAATGAACGTGTAGAAGCAACTATTTAAATATTCAATAGTTCAAAATCGACTAACATAAATTCACATTTTTATTTTTTGTAAAATCAAATTTTATGTCGTAGTAGAAGTAGAGCAAATGGTTGTTTGACGGACAAAATATGTTCCCCAATCCTTCTACCTCCCCTACTCTAGTTCCGTAGTAATTCATAGATGCCATGATTTTATTGTATTTTCTGAATTCTTTGTTCAACTCAATATAATATAAATAATTTTCATCCACACAAATGTCCAAAACTGTTCCGGATTGCTTACCGTTTCTTGCCAACTCATATTTGATGATTTCACTCTTTATTTTTTGTATGCGCATGGTTAAATCAAACACGTATAACATCACGTAAAAGTGTTGTCTTCTTAGCGAATTATTCAAATCAACCAAAGAGTGCATGAAATTAATGTCAGTGATATCAATTGCTACACTATTGTAAATACATTTGATTACGGTCTGATCATCACGTACACATTTGAAACTTTCGCCAATTTTACATAATAGTTCACTCTCCATTGCGTTGGCGCTAATATATGCGCTATTTGCCAATTCATGTGTAATTCTGTAGAAGTTGTCGACACGATCGCGTTCTTCATCTGTACCATTTGAACAGGAGAATTTGAAGCAATATGAAATAGTTTCGAATGCTCCTATACTGAGATTTATCATGTTATTGGTAATAACATTACAAATATAGGCAAAATCCTCGGCATCGTATTGATATTTTCTCAAACACTTCCAAAACTCGGGATTCTCTTGGGAAAAGTGATAGGCTGGAGATTCGAAATAATCGTTATCAATCTTCATCGTCTTTTATAATATACACAATATTATAAAAAAAAAATCAATTTTTTCTCCTTCGTCTGGTATATTTTCGGCGTGTTTTATTGCGTTTTCCGCCTTTCGATGGTGATAGTGAATGCCTTGATGGTATTTTTTTGCTAGTTGGACTCAATGATCTAGGGACACTACTACGTCTTCTACTTGGAGGGGTAGAAAAGCTTTTACTATGGAAACCAAAAGTAGGAGGGGTATCTATTGGAAAGTTACAATCCAAAAATCCATGATCATGTATGGATTTTATATGTTTATAACTAATCTCGCCCATTTCATATTTTTTATCATTATAATCTTTAGGTATTTCATCATCTAATTTTGTCCCTCCGGTACCTACAATATATTGTTTTATAATCTTATCTTGGAATGTTACTTCACCCTCTTGATATAGATGTAAATCTGCGCAAAGATAGAAAAAATCACTAGTTGGACACATTTCAAATATACTAGATAACAAACCCATAATATTTGGAATATCCTGTTTCGCTTTTATTTTGCCTTCTTTATTTTTGAGATAAATTAATGGGTGATGACCAATTAATACCAATTTATCAATTGCGCGTCTTTGTGAAATGTATTTGATAATCGCGTTATTCTGATACTCAATCAATCTATCTTGATAGTTTGATGATTTTGTACTGCTAACTGGTATAGGCAATTTCCTATAACATGTTTGATATTTTTCAAAATCTTCTGCGTTGACATACATAGTAGTATCCAAAAATATAATCAACGTCTTTGATTCATCGTCAAAGAGGAATTTAAATATATTCAAAAATGTATCTTCTCGTTCATCTGTAATTTCTTTTTCCAGTTCCAAAATTTTACAAGAATCATCATGTGTTTGTTCCCCACTTGACGAAACAAACTTCATATTTGTTTCTAGATCATGATTACCCAATATAACAAATTTGTTTTTGTCATCCACTGGCAATAAATTAAACCCATCTCGTAGGTCATCTTCAACTATTGTTTTTTCACCTTTATTCTTCTTTTCACTTTTATCCTTCTTTTCACCTTTATCTTTTTTTGGATAATAATTATCTCCAGCGATCGAAAAAAAATCTATTGGATTCTTTTTACTTGATGGTAGCTTTAAAAATTTTTGAATAGAATCCATATTTTCTTCTAAACCACTATGTATATTATTCCAACATCCAAAATGGATAAATCGCATAGTTTATATATAATAAATAGAAAACAATTAATAATTAAATCCTAGCTATAACTTACACAAATTTTGCGCGACATGAAGGACAATTGGATCCATTTTTACATTGATAATGACGGAAAATACAATCGCCGCAGAACTGGTGGCCACATCGCAAAATCATTTTATTTGTTTCACCAAGATTTTCAAAACAAATTGCGCATTCGATGGCTTCAATGACTTTGTCACTTGTTATAAGTTCTTGATCTTCTTCATCCGTGTCAGTTTCATAATCACTGTCTGGTACAAGATCCGGAAGTGATTCATCATCTTCGGCAACAGCATTGAACTCATGTATTAGTGCGCGTTCAACAGAAGGATCGCGCATATTTAAAAGTAATCGTGATGCCGCGTTTACAAGTCTGCGTTGGACATTCGCATAATCATTCGCAATTTGTCGCTCTTCTTGCTCATCTCTGATAGTATTTCTCAAACTGTCAAGACGTGTTTTTTCACTTGTATATATAGTAAAACATTCTTCGCCATCTTCATTGTCAATATCATTAATGTTAAGTTTTCGAATCATATAGCGTCCGTCTATTACTTGGATATTCAGGTATACAGTACGAGGTGAAAGTATGACTTCATCATCATCATTCCATTCATTCCAGCGTACATTTATTATTTTCAGTACTGAGTAATCCAGATTTTTATGACCCCAGCGTATTTCCTCACATTTTTCTAATAAAGTATACATATCATGGTAACATTTGTATGCTATTATAGTAAGTGGATGGAATGTCGTCATGATACTTCTCTCTTCTTCATTTTTTTGTAGCCAAGCGAAATCGTCTTGATGAATCGGATAATCGGGACGATTGACAAGATCAATACATCTGTATGTCATATTTGCTTCACAGCACATACGGTAAAGCGGGACATACTCTTCACTTTTGTATCTACAGTAACGGCAAACGGACATCATTCAACCTTTTCAACCTTTAGTAAAGGTTGAGCCAAAATCAACCTTATCAACCTTTAGGAAAGGTTGAGCCAAAATCAACCTTATCAACCTTTAGGAAAGGTTGAGCCAAATAGAATTATCAAGCTTATCAACCTTTAGTAAAGGTTGAGTCAAATAGATGGTTTATTAGAAAGGTTGATAGTTTTATACATACTGTGACTACAGACAAAAAAAAATCAATTTTTTAGTTAACCTAACTATCATCTAGCTATTTTAATTTTGCCTTACGTTCACTACCATCTTTATAAATAATATACAAATCCCAATCATCGCCAAAGTCGAAATCACGTCTGTACTCATACAAGTTACCTGGCTCGGCGTCGTACTTTTGTACTGTAACATCGTAAAAGGGCAACTCATAGACACATATACAAGCCTCGTCCTGTATTTTTTTGTATGAACCCACGGAATCATTCAAAAACTGACATATTTGATAGGGCACTGTCACACCGAATTCTTGGTCCAATACCATATCATGATCGCGTTCAGTATTTAAATTATAGATGCCACTTACAAAAGTGTATCCATAATGACGATGTTCCGAAGTATCAAAGATGTCGCCGAAATCACGTATATCGTCTGCATCGCTCCATGCTTCATTTGCTTCATCTATCTCTGATTGTGTTCTAATGACTGGTCCTTTCAGTATTCCGTTTCCATGAAGCAGTTCTATGGTCATATCGCTTTTTTGCTCATCGAAGATTTTTTGAAACTGAGCTTTTTGAACTCTCTCCCTTTCTTCATCTTCTTTCTTAATGCGAAGTAATATCTGCTGACATTTTTGATCTTTTAATGATTCTAGTTCTAATGACAGCTTCTTTATCTCGGCATCCTTTACAGCAATTTCAGCGTCGATTGATTGAATAGTAATAAAATTAGTCATTGTGTTTGTTTGATACATTCATGACACTTGAAGAAAAATAAATCAATTTTTTTCCGTATTCTAAGGAAAACTACGAATTTATATAATGATCTGGTACAATACCACCATAAATATCCAATACTTCTTTTATTACATCTTCGCGCTGTATATCGTCTGTTTCAAATTCGACACTCACAATAGACGATGAACGATTACCCTTGAATTTCTCCAAAAAATCGGCTAATCCATTTATTTCTCCGTGACGATCATGTTGATCCAAATCGCCCGTTATCACCATGCGCGAACCTTCACCCAATCGCGTAAGTAACATTTTCATTTGAGTAGGAATACTGTTTTGCATTTCATCCGCCACTATCCATGTATTTTTGAAAGTACGTCCTCTCATATATGCCAAAGGAGCAATTTCGATGGATTTATTTTCTATTAACTCGGTCACTTCAGCCGGGCTAATAAATTTATACAATATATCATATATTGGACGTATCCAAGGTGCCATTTTCTCTTCCAATGTACCCGGTAAATATCCCAAATCTTCATCTGCCGCTACTGCTGGACGTGTAAATATTAGTTTTTCATACTTGCCATGTAAGAATTGTTTGAGGCCATATTCCGTACCAAACAATGTCTTTCCCGTGCCAGCAGGTCCAGTGGCAATAATTATTTTATTAGCGCTTTTATTTAAACAATGAATATAACGTGCTTGTGACTGATTTTTTGGTTTGGCAAACTTAGAGTCAATCGAAGAACGCTCTTTATTGGATAAATATTGGAAATTTTCAAAAACAGACTTACTCATTTCTTTGGCTTCTTTCTGTTCATAATGTCGAACAAGCTCTTCTTCAATCATACGAGCAGTCTGTTTTTTATTTCCTCTACGCTTAGAGTGCATTTTAATATATGTCTAAATTAAAATTTGGGAAAAAAATACGCATTTTTCATCAAAAAAAATAATTATAATGTTATATCATAATAAAAATTGATTTATTTTTTTATATATGTGTTATATAATATAAAACCTTGCCATTATAATGAACGATTACGGACAATTTATAGATATTGAGAAGGGATTACGTAACAATAATTATGAAAAGGTAATATATACCAATGGGAGTAAAACAGTTTGGCGTAACAACTACTGCCGCGAAAATAATCAATTGATACACAATAATGACGTTTTTATAGATATAAACGATACTTCTATAGAAGAATTCAATGATTCTCATCCATCCATTCATGTATTTCCGCTTGCTATTACTTATTTCTGGTTTTGTATCAGAAGAATGATGAATGTGTAAAAAAATTGAAATAGATTTATATTGTATTGTATACAGTATAAATTGTCATGGAGATTATTATTGAAAACAACGAAAAGACCCAGGCCTTTGTTCAGATCTTTCAAAACATGAAAGCATTTACAGATGCTGTATCAATCATATTGAAGGAAGATAAAATGTATGTTCAAGGGATGGATAATGCTCATGTAAGCATGTTCGAACTTTCTATGATGAAAAGCTGGTTCGATGATTACAAAATAGAAAAAGAAGTGGTTTTAGGAATAAATGTGGCTATTTTCGCGAAAATACTTGGTACACATAAAGCTAGTCAAAAAATAATTTTGACAAAACCGTGTGATGATAACTTGGATATACATTTCTTCAGTGAAGATAAAGAGTTCAATAAGGAATTTCGCATGCCATTAGTAAACCTAGACAATGAGCTTATGAATATTACTGATTTTGACTTTGATCTAGAGTTTATAATGGAAAGCAAGAAACTAAAAAGCACTATAGATGAAATGACTAATTTCGGTGAAAACGTAAACATTGATTTCAAAGATGACAAAATAGTATTGAACGTTGAGAGTGATACTGCTGGTATTATGAATACATATATAGATATTGACGATGTGGATGAATGTATTATTAGCGACGATGACGATGTGGCATGTAGCTTTACTTTGAAATATATGCAATATATGTCAAACTACTTCAAAGTGGGGAAAAATGTACAATTAAAATTCAGTAAACAATATCCGATGATGTGTAAATACATGTTGGATGAAGATGGAGATAATAACTATATCCGATTTTACTTGGCGCCGAAAATTAATGATTAAAAAAATTCGAATTCATAATCGTCAAATAAACCACCCGCAGTAATATTATAAAGCATAGAAAAATTAAATAAGTAGCTATTTGTTTGTAATAATTCCATTTTTTTAGCCATAGATTCTTGTGATGATAATTGTTGTATTAATTCCTGTTTTTTGTAAACACTTGGATCAAAATCAGGTTCCGTGTTATTATAGCGACAATCTTTACCATAAAAATTATGACTAGTGTTCAAAAAAGTTATATTATTTAAAGGATATATGATCTGCTTGTTTAAGCTGTACATATCGCTGTTAACATAATTTTTTTGAATGTATGGAATCTTCCATATCATAAATTATATAGTTACTAAATGTTTTATATAAATTTAAAAAATTGATTAATTATTTTATTTCTTTATTATAACTATAAAACACTATTAATTATGGAGTCAGAATCGTGGATGTCGAATGAAATCGTTGATTACAATATAATTATAAATAACATGGACGAAGTTATGATTTATGACAGTGATGACGATAATAGCACTATATCTATAGAATCCTCTAATACTATTGATAGTATAGATAATAATATTTTAAGCGATGAAATGTGGGATGTGATATTCGATTTCGAAGAAGGAAATTTCGATGATGCTTTGACTAATGATAAATATATTATCGGTTTACCTGGTTATGAACGAAAAACATATAATTGGTTATATCTTGCCGGTATATCAGCATGTGGATTCTTCAAATATGATATACAAGATGTTCGTAGATATTTACATGAATATAGTTTATCATATGTTCATCAACCGACTATTCACATTATAAAGTTACATATTCAGTATGATGGTACTTGTAATGCGATTATCAAAACATTTTGGTTGAAAATTATCCAACGAAAATGGAAGAAAATATACAAAGAAAAGCAAGAATATATCAAAAAAATGCGTAATCCAATGAACTTATTTGCCCGGGAGATTGGTAAAACGTTTCGTTGTCCAACATTGTATGGGATGGTTACTTTTTAAAACTGAATAAATATAAAAACTGATTCAAAGATGCTAATATTTCATCTCTAATATTCAATAGATCCGAATCATTTTTTTCATCCAAAAGATTGTTTAAACTTACCAGGAATTTCTTGTATTTGAAAATTTCCTTTTTGAGTTTATCAGAAGACTCGTGATTTTTCAGTTTTATAGACTCTTCGAAACTGGGAATTCGCGTATTGTATTTTCCTAGCATAGTTTCGATAAATTCATCTATATATTTATTCAAATCTTTGTACAATAAATCCGTGGCCTCATGTTTGGCGTATGAATATGTTTTCCAATGAAACATTTTGATAGTATTTAACATTTGTATGAATATTTTTACTAATGCTTGTTTATCTATTTTTACATGTGATTTGGTGGATTCCATTATATATGTTAAGTAAATATATTTTTAATAGTTATAGTACCATATAATATTTTGTTATTTATTTGAATAGTTTCAAAGATATTAATAAATATGTGAAATAAGTGACTAATGCGAATAAAATACCACCCCATAAAGTATCTAAAATTACTGTATTTATTCTCCAGTCTTTGAGTAATGCGTATGTTGTACCTTCATAAACACCGTATATGACCAAACCTAACATAAAGGCATCGAATACAGATTTGTTGTGCTGAATAATGAAGTAATTGATACCGACGATTAGAAATAAATATGATAAAATCCCACCGTATATGTTTATCTTTAATGGCGATCTTTGTACATCTGTGATTTGTTTAATGAAAAGGTCTTTTATCAATGATAAATAAACACTGTCGATACATAGTAATAAAATACCGCTTACTATTATATTTGTAATATTCATAGTATAAATAATACAAATAAATTATTTTGTAAATGCGACACTCAGAGCGTCAATAAAAGAAACGTCTTTGGGACTGGAAGCCCGACACGCTGGTTTACCTAGGAAAAAAGTATGGTAATTGAACTGTTTACCATATTCTATTTTCTTTTCTCCCATGTATATGAAAAATCCGAGGACGGTTAATATACCAATGAGTATCATACTTGTATTTTGTGTGATTTCGATATATTTATTACGTTGTTCATAAATACTTATGTCTTCTGGTTTGGTAGATTCATCTGATAAATATGCGTCATATTCCTTTTTGATAATGTGTAACATGTATATGAGGCCATACAATAAGAAAACCGCGATCCAGAATTGGTACTTGGTTTTAGCATTGATCAAAAATATGACATATAATACTAAACTACTGATCATTCCTGATATATTTGCCAATTCGGGTATTGCTAAAATACCGAAGAAGAAGAGTGTGAAAAAGCCAAAAATGTGTTTTATTACAATATTATGGGTAAGAGCTTCTTGAATCTTACATGGAAATAGTTGTGCCAAAAAATTACCGGATATAATCAATGTGAAAATGAAAACAGCCGCAAGACGTTCTACGTAGTATTGTGTATTTGTCTCCATATATGATATAATAATATTTTATTCATCTATATTTTCCAATGATTCTTCGTTTTTCTCAGTTTCGTCCGGTTCACTATCTTTCGGCATTTCGATTGTCTTTAATACTTTTTCTTCTATATTCTGGTTCTGTAAAAAATCCAATATATAGTGTGGTATATTTACAATAGAATTTGTAGGGGTTTGATGACACACAGAATATACAATAGAGTTTTTTTCAAATTGTACAGTGTAAAAACACCAAGATGGTATAAATAATAGTTGATTTTCCAATAAAGATACATCGCTAATATTGTATTTTTGTGAGTCTTCCCATAAACAAATAGTCGAATTTTCCAAATCTTTGTTATATGTTGATAGTTTCACATTTACTTTGCCCTTTTTTACAAATAAAAATAATCCACTTTCACGTAGAAATAATAATGGTGTGTATACATTATTTGATCCCATAAGTACATCATAAGTAGTATTATATGAAAAATAGGGGTTAATATATTTATTCAGTTCGGTAAACTCTTCGTTTAATTCTTCGTTAGCAAAATCATAATTCTTCATGGAATAATAACCACCTTCTTTGTCCTTTTCTAATAACTCTTCTAGTGACTGATAAGAAATGTTCACAAATTCACTGTCGTTTTTATCAAAGATACACATATTATGTGTGTTATTAATTTTCTGATCACTTTGTAGTATTATTTCGGAAACAAAAGGTTGTTTCAATTCACATATTTTTTGTAACTGATTACGTGTAGTATATTCGACATCGTATATAGATAACTCCTTAACGTACTTGAATTCGTTCATAAAATGTAGATATAACAGCAATATTGTTATAAATATAAAAATAGTAATAAAAATATTCATATTTATATTACTTATTTTTGTTTTTATATATATACGCATTATTGTTACTTTTTGGACAAAATTTGTATTTTAGACTTTACTTGAGGATCTATAAAATTATTAAATAATCTATATAATTGTTCCATAGCACTAGGTGGATTTTCAATGTCCAGTTTTGTTAAAGATTCGGAATAATTGTTCAAAGTGTCATTAAGACATTTTCTACAAAATAATTCAATGAGGTTCTTGTGTCGTTGTGCGGCGCTTATTGTAAAAGTATTTAGATCGATTGTACAACTGAAATTGCCATGTGTTTGTATACATTCTCTAAACCTACTGATTATATAGTCAACGCAATAATTGTAGTTATCTGTATAACAAAACATCTTTAAAAGAGGATAATTCAAAGTAATATGATTTACATTTACAATACATGAATGTGCCAGTAAAACTTCTATATCTATATTTTGACACACCTGTTTAGCTATGTCCTCTTTTTGGCCTTTTTTCATTATAAAATTTTTTTCATTATTGTCATAATAAGTTTTCTGAATGTTTGAAATATCTTGATGTATACTATCCATTATAAAAAAAACATATAATAATTTCTAAATTATTTTATATTTACTAATTAATTATTTCTTTTTTCCTTTTTGTTTCTTGGATACACCAATTATAGAATCCTCGGTAATATCCGTTTCGTCTTCACCTTTAATGTTTTCAATTGTGGCTTGTAAATCATCGGTTGGTGTAATAGATCCTGACTCTTCTTGAATAGGAGATAAAAGTTGGGTCGCATTCATATCATGAATATCCGGATTATATGTCAATCCGATGTCATTGTTGTGTGGAGGCAATGGAGGCATATCACTGACAATAGATGCAGGTTGTACTTTATTAAATAAACTCTGATTCACTTCCATAGTGAAAGTCTGAAGCTTCATCATAGAATCCTTCAATGTTGACAATTCTTCTGCTAAAACCATAAACTTTTGATCAATATCTGCCATGTATTCAGACATATCCATTTTTTTCTTACCTTCTGGAGTATTTACTTCAATTTGTAAAGAAGGACGGACATTTACTACATCCTTTTCAAGTGCTGCTATTCTAGATTCTATCATAGCAAAGTATTGTTGTGGGTTTAGTCGTTGTGGTTGGGCTCCACCAGGGGCAGAATTGGCCAAAGATGGCGTGGATGCCGCCCTTGGCATGGGCTGCGGAGGTTTAGCTTGAAGAGGATTTGGCTTATTATCGGGTTGTGCTCGACGACGTTTGGCTGCTGCAATAGAATTCATATGAAATAAAAGACAAAATATTCTCTAAATAGTTTTCTATTAGTTTTAATTTAGTCAATATTGGATCAATATATTTTCTAAAATTAAATATATATGGAATTGAATCAAGAAAAAAAGGATACTTCTTTCATTAATCATGTTTTTTCCAATACAGATGAAGATAAAGCCGAAATGCTTAATGTCATTCAATATGGATTAATGGCAATCATACCAGTAATTGTATTAAATAAATTGATCCACAGATTTATTCCAGAAGCCGATCCGGATAAGTCATCTTTGGAACTTTTAGTCGAAATGGCCATTCAAATTGTATTGATTTTCGTGGGTCTGATTCTTATTCACAGAATTATTACTTATTTCCCTACTTACAGTGGATTTAAATATGAAAATCTTACTTTGACAAACATTATTTTGGCCTTTTTAGTAATTGTTCTAAGCATTCAATCCAAATTGGGTCTTAAAGGTAACATTCTTTTTGATAGAGTCATGATATTGTGGAATGGTCCAACCGAATCAACCGATGATGAGCCAAAGAAAAAATCGAGACATAATCCTAGTCGCGCTGATGATATGGACAATTCGCATATTCAACATGATATTTTCCCACCCGCACCTGTAGCCACTACAAGGCCAAATAGCGATCATGGTGTTCCTGAACCATCTATGCAATACGAAATGGGTCCAATGGCTGCCAATTCTATTTTAGGTGGAGCCTTCGGTTCTAGTTTCTGAAGAAACCGTTACATCTTTACATCGTGAATATGACTTTCGGTGATATTGAGATATACCATGTTTCTCAATACCTTCTAAATGTTTTTTTGTCCCATATCCCACATTATTTCTCAAATCGTATTTTTCATGTAATTCAGGTTCGGCGTCACATAAATCCGAAATATAGGTATCATGGGCGTATTTCGCCAATATTGACGCCGCGGCTATGAAAGAATATGTATTGTCGCCTTGTTTTATTGTAGTAAACGGAACACGTATATCATTATGTATAAATGACAAAAAATCATTGCCGTCTACTACTGCGAATATTTCGCTACTGTCTAATTTATCTATCACATTGGAAATGGATTGACGCATTGATTTTAACACGGCCTGACGAATATTAATTTTATCGATCTCGTCGGCTTCGATGAAATCCACGGAGTATGCTATTGCGTTGGCTTTGATATAATCACTCAGCTCTTTCATTTTCTTTCGTGACTTGATCTTCTTGCTATCTTTCATTAGATGATGGTCGAACTCTTCGGGTAATACTGCTGCGGCAGTGTACAAACGACCAAAGAGTGGTCCACGAGCACATTCGTCAACACCTATTTCATATTTGTTAGTGGGGTTATGTTTAGTTTGTAACATATGTAGTTATAGAAATATAATTTTTTATATTTTACAAAGAATTATATAAATCCAATGATTATATATATATAAATGATAACGATTCATTTAATGGGTGGATTGGGTAATCAGCTATTCCAAATATTCCATTTAATTAATTATTGTTTGGAAAATAAAATACCATTCTATTTCGAACATCAAAAACAGTTACGTTATGATAGACCATTCTATTGGAATAATTTTTTAAAATCATTACAGCCATTTGTTAGAGATGCTGTACCGAATTTACCCTTATATCGTGAATCCGATTTTCATTATGTTCCTGTAAAATTATATGATACAATAAATAATCCTTTTAAATTTTATGGTTATTATCAGTCGTGTAAATATTTCAATAAAAACGAAGAACGAATATTTAGGTTGATTAAATTAAAGGAACAACAAAAGATGATATATGATAAATATAAAGATACATATGATTTTGAAAATTGTGTATCTTTACATTTCAGATTGGGAGATTATAAAAATATAGGACCAAACTATCATCCGATTGTTACCGAAGAATACTATGAAAAAGCGATTAATGAGATCATTCAGAGAACCTGTAACGAAGAACAAAACATATTATACTTTTTCGAACGCAACGATTCATCTATTATAAAAAATAAAATAAAATATTTAGAGAATAAGTTTACGTCAATGAAATTTATTCCTATTGATACGAATATAGCGGATTACGAACAGTTACTTTTAATGAGTCTATGTAAACATAATATTATAGCCAATAGTACTTTTAGTTGGTGGGGGGGTTATTTCAATCGCAATCCTTCGAAAATTGTAGTTCATCCGTCATTAGATTCATGGTTTGGGCCTAATTTGAAAAAGAAGAAAACACATGATTTATGCCCAGAATCTTGGATTGAGGTACTAAATTAAAGTTATGTATCATCAACAAAAATTTTTCGAGTATCAAAATGATATAATGACTTTTTATACTTTTCGTCCAAATGTAATCCTATAGCATGATCTTCTATTATATGTTCTTTTATAGCTTCTTTTTTTGATACAACATCTTGTACAGCTTCTTTTGATAAAAAATAAAATCGACCACTAATATATTTTGTAGATTTCAAAAATAAATCCCTGGGTAAGCAATCATGAACTTTATAATATTTACTAACATGATCTGGAACTACTACTGAATATCCACCATAATGTATTTTTTTTTCATTTAACGTATTAATAAAACTATCAAAAAAATCGGGTACTATTAATTTTTGATCATCATCTGTTTTCATTATATATTTAAAATCAAACTTTTCTAAGACGCCAGTTAAAGCAGTTATCACTTTTGATGGCAAGCTATTATAATCGTCTTTGGTATTTGTATAAATTACTTTATTGTCTTCATCTATAGAAATTTCATTGTTTTCACATTTTGCTTCATTACCAATAACATGATAATATCTAATATGTTGCGGTAATGTTTTTAACCATGTTTGTTTTTGATTTTCTGCTTTATATTTGTATTTTTCACAATTTAAAATTAATAGTATATAATCACAAGACTCCATATAATTATTTTAACATTTAGTTTTATATTTAATAATCATTATATATATATTCATTTACGTTATAATTATGAAAGGATTTTATATAAATTTAGATTCAAGAACCGACAGAAAAAAACATATAGAAGATTCTATAAAAAAAATTCCATTTTTCAAAAATATTGAACGATTTCCTGCTATTAAAAATTCACGGGGTGACATTGGTTGTTCTATGTCACATATACGATGTTTATCCATGCTATTGGAAAAAAATGAAGAATATTATATGATTATTGAAGATGACTTTTATATATTAGTAAAATCATATTTTGATTCTTTTGTAACGGATTTTAATAATATTAAGGATTCAAATGATTGGGATATAATTACGTTAACACCAAGAGGTATTACAAAAGAAAGAGACCATTTGAATAATTTTAATAGAATAGAAGAAAATCAAACTACTACTGGTTATATAATAAAACATAAATTTATCAAATCATTGTTAGAAGTTTATAAAGAGGGGCTATTACAGTTGATGAATAACAACGATCCAAATAAATATTCTCTAGACCAGTGTTGGAAACCAATACAGAAGAAAAGCAATTTTATATATTACAAAAATGTTTTTGGAGGACAATTACCGGGGTATTCAGATATAGAAAAAAGAAATGTCAATTATAATCAAAGATTTGTCAAACAAAATCAGTTTTAAAAAATAGAGATAATATTCGAATTAAGATTTAAATCTATTTAAAAGTATTGTAACTGTAGTATATAAATGAATAACAGTTTGACATTATCAACATGTTGGTATAATGTAAAATCTAAATTTACACCAGAAATATATAAAATATGGATGTCTAATTTTATATGTAATGTTCATAATTTTTACCTAGTCATATATACAAACACAGAAAGCATTAATTTGTTAAATAGTATACTTTTAAATAAGACAAACAAAAATATTAGAATAGAAATTGTCGAAATGAACGATTTTTTTTGTATTCAATATGATTGGATTTATAATCATTCAAAGAATAACTTATTGAATAATAATAGTAACTTTAATACAGATTGGAGATTAAATATGATATGGAATGAAAAAATAAATTTTGTGCGTAAAACTGCCAAGGCAAATTATTTCAATACCAAATGGTTTGGATGGTGCGATATTGGATATTTTAGAGGCGGAAATAATATGGGTGCTCAAGAAATTCGTAGCTGGCCCAGTCTGTGTAAAATAGCAAAACTAAAGGAAGAAAAAATATACTATGGATTACCAGGAAACCGGAAGAATTTCAATACATTGGCACGTATTATTTTAAATAAAAATAGTGAAAATATGCCAGTTGTCCCGATCCCCGCAAATCAAGTTTCAGTTGCTGGTGGATTCTTTTTATGTCATGACAGTATGTTGGATTGGTGGTGGAATACATACTATAGTCGAGTTAGTGACTACTTTAGTAATAATTATTTGATTAAGGATGATCAGATAATAATAATAGATTGTATAATCAATAATATCAAGAATTTTGATTTAATTGAAGAGTCAAACCCTCATAATGATAGATGGTTTGTTTTTCAGAACTTTTTAAAATAAGATTTATTTTTTATGATTTATCAATAAATCTTTCACTAATAAATTATTTCCTTTTGAATTGAAAGAACTGTTTTTATGTATTCTATGTAAAACACATATTTCATCGATATTATAAAACAATAGATTTTGTTTTCTTAATCGTAACCATAAATCATAATCTTCTACACCATCATATTGTGTATTCCAATAACAATATTGTTTTTTAAGCAAACAACTACTATTAATAATAGGATTAACTTTAACAAAATCATAATTTGATATATTTCCACATGGTATTCTAGGTACAACCGAACTCTCACCGAAGTATTTACATAATGTTCCAATCACATCATAACTATTCATATACACTGATTGTTTTTCTAATTTATTTGGCAGCCATATATCATCTACATCTAGTAGCGATATCCATTCATATGAACTATATTCCAACATTTTGTTAAGTGAATTGGATTTACCTTTTATATTTATTAAGTCGTATACCTTTATTTTGTCGTTCTCAAATTTCTTGGCTATTTCAAAAACATTAGAGTTAGCAGGATGACCGTTTACGCCTATTATTAATTCCCAATTCGTATATGTTTGATTTTTTATTGAATTGATTGATTCTTCAATGAATTCAATACCATTGTATATAGGCATTAATATTGTTATCATAATATATTATTATTATATAATTTTAAATCACTTTTTGCTTATTATATATGTTTTTCGTCCGTAATTATTTGTATTATCATCCATAGACGCATCAGATAGTAATTTTACTTCACAATTATATTTATCAAAAAATTCAAGTTGTGATATACCTTCCTTGTCATTATTAGATTCAAATAGTATAATATTAGAATTTTGAATAGACCAATGATAAATATATTTCCAATTTTTGATCCATGATCCTATACTAAATAAAAAAATAATATCAATCTTCATATGTATTACTGAATCTAAATTTAATTCAGTATTATTCAGATCCATTTGAAGAAAACTTATATCATTATTGAATTTTAATATTTTATGTATATCATTAGCAATTTTGATACAATTTTTATCATAATCTATACCAATACCATTACTTAGTTCGAAAATATGTAATAACATTCCTCCAGTATTACAACCAAAATCAACAATATTTTTATTTGTAAAGTCGACATTTCTTCGTAATATTTCCAAACGTTTTTGTGGAACTCTTTGTCCTTGTAACTTTATATTGAATATATCGAATGAATGATACCCATACTCACCTCTTTTATTATTCCATCCGTTATAGTGTGTCAAATCTTTTGAATTTAAAAGTCCCTCTTTTATAAAATCTATTGTTTTTGAATCATATTTAATTTCCAAATATTTTATTGGAATACTGTCAGTAATAATTTGTTTAAATAATAATATTGATAATCTATGAACACCATTAGTAACAAAGTATTTATTTTTATCAAAAAAGTATTCTACACATATTTTTTCCATTTTATTTATGTCAAAATTGTTCTTTAAATTTAAAAATTTATCAACACTATGTTCTTTCTGATCAGTCATTTCTATGTATAATTTATAATCCTTATAATTATCTTTTATCAGGGCATTATAATGTATTGTATCCTTTATATGGAATGATGTTAAAATATTGTGCTTTGGATAATTAAAACTTTCAAAATTAATATCATGAGTATATTTTATACTATTTGATTGTAAGTTGTGATTACAATAAATATTATCTATATTTATAGACATATAGTATAGTATACAATTATATTTATATAAATTACCTATACAACCATTTTTTCTCAGGATCTAACATTAAATGATTATAATTCGTTTCTCTTTCTTCGATATCACTGTAGTTTTCATATTGCGTAACCGTTAGTGGATAGAGAAAATACCATTCATCATTTGATTGGAGGTGTTTCCAATATATATCAATTGCGTAAAGTTTTTTTTCATTTGTTCTTAACAATTTCTGTAATCCTGTTTTGAAATTATCCATAAGTGTCGCATAATAATGCTTGTTTACCACGTAACCAGTTGTTGTTTGAATATTAGTCACTTTAAGACAAAAATCCTCTATTTGAGTATAAGGCCTTACTACATTTCCTCCTATTAATAATACGTCCCATGATTTTATTTTATCATTAAACTTTTTTAAACTTTTCATCATTTGATTATGGTTCAAAAAAGTTATATCATCTTCGCATATAAATACTTGATCATAATCATTCTGTATTGCCAATTCCAAACATTTTATATGACTTAATGTACATCCTACTGCCCCGTTTTTCATCTTTATAGCATTAAATCTATTACATTTCAAATCAATTTTCCTGAATTCCGCTTCAACATGTACCAGACGGTCTAGTCGGGATTCCAGATTTATTACAAAGTTGTTCTGTAATAATTCCATGTATACGTAATATATTTATTATACTTTTATATAATAACTAGTAATAATTACAAACGGGGGACAAAATCCATGCTATCCAACATATTCATCTTTTTCAAAGAATTTTCCAAATTATCCTTGCCATGATTGAATAAATAGTCAGTTTTGGGACTGATTTCGTTCTTTTTTATTTGCTTGTACACCGCATCAATATTTGCTAATACTTGTTTAAGTTTTTCTTTATCATATATCAGTTCCACACTATTAGACACATGTTCTACTAATATTTCCAATACGAAATAGATCAAATATTTTCGCTTCTTTGTAGTACCAGTAGAATACTTCACGCAAAACAATTGTTTAATCGAACTGACGATCGATACTATCAATGGATTATTCTTTCTATTGGCCAATACTTCGAATAATTCCCATAAAAGCCATACGCTATCTCGCTTGAATTTATGATCTACGTCCACGTCCCGTAACTTACATTTCGTTTTCATTTTCTTTTTTCGACAAATATTATCGAACTCAATCAACCATTCTACCCAGTAACATGCTTCTTTCATATTTGGAACGGGCCCATTTATATGATACCCTAGTTCATTCATCGCAATAAATAATTCTTTGGGATCTTCTATATCAAAAATATCATATGTATACGTTGTTTCTTTGGCCTTTAACCTTTCTTTCAACATAGTCAAATCGAACTCCTCTTCTTTCAATAATTTCACGGTTTCAAATGCCGGCTTTTTCACACTTAGACAAAGAATCGTTACTATTTCCGCAAATATTTGACGTATTGTGAAATTATTTCGCAAGTCTAACACGTAGTTATAATGTTTTTGATTTATTATATTACGAAATGTTTCATAACGTTTTACCAAATATATCGGGACTTTGGGATTACCATTATGAATATACTTTCCTATGAATTCGAAAATACATTCCCATAATTCGACATAATGACCCGATGCTACCATTTCGGCTGACCAATAGCACGATTCTTCTAATTTACCAACATTAATATGTTTTATTAATTGTTTCCGGACTTCGGTGAGTTTATAATTAGAAAATGATATTCCCCTAAATCCATCTTCCATTCTTATATCATTGAATTTACTGTTTTCGGATATAGACATATATACATATAAAATATTGGTTATATTTTATATATTACGCACTTTATAGATAAAAAATAGGTATAAGAAACATAATGTACATCATATTATGTAATAATACGTGGCACTACATTTATTGTTTGTAATTCTTGAAATAACAACTTATTCGCATAAGGCATTTCTACTAAGGAGAAGTCCGTCTTATTATCACATGTTCGACACTGATATATTGTGAAATCACTCTTGCTATAAAAGTTATTACGTTTTCCGTCATTGTAAGTAGCCATCATACCGCATTTTTTACATATATGTACACTATATTTGTCCGAAACATCGAACAATCTTTCTTTACAAAATCGCGTGGCGCCATGAGATATTAATACGTCACGTTCCATTTCACCTACTCTTAATCCACCTGCTCTAGATCGACCCTCCATCGGTTGGCGCGTCAAATTCACCATTGGGCCACTTGCTCTACTGTGTACCTTATCATTCACCATGTGTTTCAAACGCTGATAAAACACCGGACCGATGAATATACTCGTTTCCATTTGCTCACCAGTTAAACCGTCATACATTATTTCATTTCCATAACTCTCATAATTCAATTCGCTAAGCCGTTGACTGATCGTATTTATATCCAAATTACCGAAACTTGTTCCGTCACCGAACATACCCAATTCCAACAATACTTTACCTAACAACGTTTCTTTCAATTGTCCAATGGTCATACGCGACGGAATAGCATGTGGATTAATGATGATATCCGGACGCAACCCGTCTTTTGTAAAAGGCATATCACATTCCGGTATAATATTACCACAAGTGCCTTTTTGTCCATGACGACTGCTATTTCCCACAATACATGGCGGTGAATAAGATGTTTCTCTCATGTAATAAGTATGCGAAGAAGGCATTTCAATACAGTATACTTTTCCCTTATAATGTTCAATATATTCTCGCTTTGTCAAATCCTTGTGTTTGTTAATATATGGCTGATTCTCATTTCTATTGAGATGTACTAAGAATATTATTTCATTGCTCCGTTCTTCATATAATGTACTTTGTTCTACATGCGCACTATACGCACAATGTAATGCTAATTTTGTCAGTTCATGCGCTAACCATTCATTCTTTGTATGATAAACATGTAAATCATTATACAGGGTTTCTATCAATATACGAGACTGCGTTTCACTTATTTCCCACACATATTTCGGTAATTTCTTCTTGTATTGGATTTGATAGAAATGGGTGTATAAATTCTCATTATCTATAATTACTTTACCACTACTTTCCACCTTGTATATCATGTTCATTTCATCCATTACCTTTACAACCTTTTCTATTAATGTTGTATTTGATATATGTAATTGAATGGTGAGATTTCGAGTATTTAATTTACCACAGTATATGTAAATACCCAGTAGCAATAACATATTATTCATATTTACTTTCATATTTTCTACTATGCTGTCATAAATATACTCGTTGCGATTTCGCATCGTTTTCTGAAAACGCGCCTGTTTATTCATGACGTCCTTAGCTTCAATAAGTGTGTAATCCGATCGCGACATTTTTACGTATAATTTGTGATTCATTGTACATGTGATTTCCAAATGTTTTGATCGCAAATTGTACATTTCATCGTCGTGATCATAATTATATAACTCACTTGGATGTTCATAATGTAATGTCCCATACATACCCAATGTACAAACTTTATGCTTTTTCGTGATATTTTGTATTTCGACCCATCCTTGGCTAGTCAATACTTGCTGGGTTGGTAATGCGCAAAATTTATCACCATATACAGGCTTCCTATGATTTCGCACACGTACTTTGGCGAAATTATATCCATCTCCATTACGTCCTGTATAATTTTTATCTATATAAGTCTCCTCACTTGTACTATATACCACACTCTGATCCTCATATTTGATCACTTTGGTATGATCATTACGATTTTCTTTAATTGGAATCGTTTTAGCAATAATTACATCTCGATTGTTTACCATAGTATTTTCCGGAATAAATCCATTGGAATTCAACTTATTATAATTTCCAAATTTTATTCCCTTCGTTTTTGTTGGATCCGGCTTACAACGAATAATTTCATCACGAATAATGTTATTATCTTCATCGCGCTCAGTATGATAAATAGTAGCACTGAATAATCCGCGATCGATCGATGCTTTATTTACTAATACACTATCTTCCTGATTATATCCAGTATGTGTCATAATTGCCACATGAATTTGCGTGCCCGATGGTATTCTATTTAATTGGATGAAATTCATCAATCTTGTATCGACCAATGGACGTGTTGGATATGTCAAAACATATGATGTTTTATCCATTCGATTATCATAATTCATAGCATACACACCAACTGCCTGTTTAGCCATAGCACATTGATATGTATTACGAGGTGCCTGATTATGATCCGGAAATGGTGTACAAGACGCCAAAACACCGAATATTGTGCTTGGATGTATTTCACAATGTGTATATAGTTTCAAATTGGGCAAAGCGTCCTTCGATTTCATGTATATCAATGAGGTTTCTTGTTCATCGGGATCGATATATTCAATCACCGATTCATCCAATTTTGCCGAAATCAACATATCGTTCCAACTTAACTCGTCATTTCCCAATTTATCGACTATTTCCTTGGTAATTAACAAATTGCCATTTTCCACACGCAATAATGGACGCGTCAAACGACCACCGTCATCACAAATACGAATTTCACATTTTTTACAGTCAAACATTATTGATGTATAAATGTTTATAATGCCCCTATGCTTCTTATTTTTCATTTCTCTGTAAAGTTCAATTGGATCTTTCGCCATTCCTATCCAACAACCATTTACAAATACTTTCACGTTATTTACAATACTTTCGGATTCTATAGAATCCAAGTGATAAATGTAGGGGTCAATATATGTATACAATGATTCACTATTTGTAGGTATTGTAATATGTGTCATGTAACTAATCGCTTTTACTACACCAATGGATTGACCTTCCGGCGTTTCAGCTGGACATAAAAATCCCCATGTTGTATTATGTAGTTTACGAGGTGCTACTAATTCGCCGCTTTTTTCCAATGGAGTGTTTATACGACGCAAATGACTGAGACTCGACATATATGTCAAACGGTTTAATACTTGAGCTACACCGACTTTAGTACTATTCATTTGTTTGATACTGAAATCACCCGTCGCCAACGCACGAGTAATACCATTCTCAATTGTGGTAGTCTTCACGATTTTATATATATTTGTCATATTTATGATATTTTCATAATCTTCGCTCGATCTCCATGAACCATTGTTGATCTCGCGCACTACTTGTTTCTGTATTTCTTTCACCATCTTATTGAAATAATTACGAAACAAATTATTAATGAGCGTTCCTGTGAGTTCAATGCGTTTGTTTGTATAAGAATCACGATCATCCTTTTCTCTCCATCCCAAAGCAGTTTGTATAACTTGACTCGTCATGTATCCCAAGAAATACAACTTCTGTGTTTTAGTCTTACAATGCGGAAATATATCATTTTCCAGTACATCCATGGCGAAATCGTGTTTTTTCTTAGCACCCGTTTCTTTATCCATATTCAATGGCGTGTACATGACAGATGATACAATATGTCTCAACGCATCTTCTTGTGTCAAATATTTGTTTGCTTCAATAATAGATGCCTGTAAGAAGTTCAATATTTCTTCGCTTTGTTTATTATCAATATCATAAACAACATATTTACATATTTGTTTATCACTCATTATACCGAACGCTCGGAATAACACTATGAGTTCAATTGGATTTTTTATTCGCGGGATATTGACAAATATTCCATATCCAAAACCATTGTTTTTATTTGCTATGAGCACTTCGAAATGCTTCGGAGAAATACACTTGTTATCAGGAACGGACTTGATTTCTCCATAACATAGCCATTTTGTAGTATTTTTTCCATCGAAACAATAAACGCGATTTTCAGCAGCGCGTTCTTGACCCAATACCGTTTTTTCTGACCCTTTAATGATAAAATATCCACCGGAGTCCATTGGGCACTCGCCCGTATGAATATGCGAAACGTGTTTCATTTGTGAAAGAGTACAAATACACGACTTTATCATTATGGGCATTTTACCAATATTTATTTTTGTCAATCTTTTGGTAATGACTGTAGGATTATCCATTTTTTCTGTATTTCTTATGATATATTGTATTTGAATATCAATCGTCATCGTTGACGCATACGTGAAATTGCGCAACTTTGCCTCTTGTGGAAGCATCGTTTTCGTGGCGCCATTATTTTCATGTATTTGCGGAGGATGAACCTTGAAATTTTCGAAATACAATAATACTTCCAATAAGTATTTATCATTTTCTTTTATATAATCATTTTCCGAGTGTATGACTACTGGATTGAACATTTCAATCGTACGCTTCACTTGATAACTTACAAAATGATTGTAAGATTCAATCTGATGTCGCACTAAACGTTCTAGATGTTGACCTTTAAAATATGATTCAATAATTGTGAAAGGTTCTTCGACGTAATCTCCCAAATTAGAAAGCATATGATCACTCTTTTCCATGGTCATGTTAGTGATAGATTCTATTATGTGTTCCATTTATATCTATTCATTCAATGTTAATATTATGAATCAATTTTTTATAATAATATTTATAAATAAATTAAATACATTTTGATTCCATATCATATACATGAATAACTTCGCTGAATTTCTAGACAGCTATAAAAATAAAAACACCGATTATTTCAATATTGTTGAACTTATTCGCGTAAATGATATTGAATATAAATCAATGCTACGCTCTACAAATAATTCGTTATTATCATACAATATGAGAAGTAACTATGGAATGAAACCGACGTCGCCTAATATGTGTAAATCATATGATATGTGGAAAACCAATCATGAAGTAGATGTTAGTTTCAATATTGAACAAAAAGAAATCACCATTGAGTGTGAAGTTCATACATTGAGCGATTTAATTCAAATTACAAATGATCATGCTTATGATAAACTGAATAAATATAACATCGATCTCAAAACTTTACACATGATAAAGAATGAATTGATTCAACTTAATGATATGATCGGAATGAAAGAACTGAAATCCAATGTACTTAATCAAATATTGTATTTTATTCAAAATTTACATATACATAACGACGAAAGTGATTATAAACACACGGTTTTATACGGACCTCCTGGTACTGGTAAAACGGAAGTTGCGGAGATTATTGGTAAAATGTATTCCAAAATGGGTGTTTTGAAGAAAAATATTTTCCGAAAAGTAAATCGCAGCGATTTAATCGCCGGGTATTTAGGACAAACGGCGCTTAAGACAACGGATGTAATTAATAGCTGTATTGGCGGATGTTTATTTATCGACGAAGTATACGCTTTAGGAAGCGATGAAAGTTATTCAAAAGAATGTATCGATACATTAAATGAATGTCTAAGTAGACATAAAAACAATTTAATGGTAATTATTGCTGGATATGAGGATGATATAAAACATCAGTTTTTCAGTGCAAACAAAGGATTAGAATCGCGATTTATATGGCGTTTTCAAATTGATCCTTATAATAGTCAGGAACTTTATCATATTTTCTGTAAAAAGGTGAAAAATATTGATTGGTCATTGGATGATTCTATTCAAAGTAAATGGTTCGAAAAACACAAAGATAAATTCAAATATTACGGTCGCGATGTGGAGATGTTTTTATCGCATGTAAAGGTATGTCATTCAAGACGTGTATTTGGTAACCCAAATGAAAAGAAAAACATCAAATTATGTGACCTAGATTCGGCTTTGTCGACTTTTTTGAAGCACAAAGACAAACAAGTTATTTTAAACCATTACATTTAGGCGGATTTTGGTATAAATATAATATTATGTTCTATTTATTATTATATGAGTGAAAAAAGAGTTATTAAGATCAATGAAGATATGTTTAAAATACCAAGTAAAACGCAGAAAAAACGCAAAGAATCATCGTCGGCAATAAAAGTGAAACAGCCTAAAAAGGAGGAAAAGAATCATACATTGAAACGGAAATTGCTACAAATTATTCGAAATAAACAAAAGGAAAAGATACAGCAAAACTATGATCCAAAAGATGCCGAAAAGGTGGAAACATTCGAAAATGAATTCAACGCATCGATGGATTATTTATCAAATTTATCCGCGAAACATAGCACACCTAAGCTCAATTCGACATTGAAAACGCATGTACCCGTTAGCGAAAACGTACATTTAGAATTACCCAGTGAATTATTAGAAAGAGATGTTACAAATAATATACCTGTACAAAAACCGATTTTTAGTACAACGCCTCAAATAAATATGCCCAAATAT